ACCAGGAGACGCCGGGCCGCTCATGGTAAAGCTAGGGGTTTTCATTCCTTCCGTCGCTTCAATACTACACGCACCGCCCTCGGTCATTTGCTCTGTTAGAAATGTCGAATATTAAAAAATGCCTTGGTGAAACGCGCACGTGTGATTTTATTGATTGTTGTTATTCATAGTTCACTATGGTGCCGTGGCCGAATGCAAACTGTTCCTGGGTTCACCACCTTGATTGGTTTTTGTAATTTCACCTTTACATATACCTCCTCAATCTACCGAATCGGACACGCGCCTGTGGCACATTCCATCTCATTAACCTCTTCCATTTCTTTCGCAATATCCGTAGGCACTTTGAACATCGTCATGCGATCCACTAGCGCATCCGTAATGTGAATCTTGGCCATAAGCTTGTCATACGCCTCCTCCGAAATCTCCTCTAGAGGCGCCTGCTGAAAACCATGCTCAGAGTGACGGAGGAAGGATATGCTCTTTACAGACATGTTGTAGTTGTCCATCAACCAGGCCTTGATCTCATCAACCTCGTCGTCGCGGAAGTACACCGTGCAGGACACACTATTGTCACTCCAGATTGTCTGCAGTCTCTTAACCATTTCCATCTGTGACACAGCCGTGACCTCGGTCGCCAGCTTGGCTCCATCGCGTGCCTTGACAGGGAAGGCGACTACCATTGTCGTCGGGTCATTACGACCATCCATGGTCTTGACAAACTCTACGTGGTAACCCATGGAGCGCAACACGTCCACCAGCGGGGAGGTGGACGACAACCGTACGCGACGCTTGAAGTACTTGGAGAAGCTCGGGTGGATCCCTGGACTGGTGATGCCCGCAATGAGGCTGAGCGTCCCACTGGGCTTGACGGACGTGAGTTTGATGGAGCGTGGAATCCCGCGGCGGTCCGAGTACTCGTTGTCGTACTTTCGTAGCATATCATATGACTCCTCCAGCCACTTTAGTTGTTCCTCTGATGATTCCATGACGCCAGTGACGCCCAACCCCATTCGGAAGTTCTTCTTGATCACGCGGTCCACACGCTCATAGTGGCACGGGAGCATCATGACGTGCTTGCAGATGCGGTACAGCGTAATGATACAATCCTGAAGCTCCTGCTTGGACTCAATGTTCGGCAGAAAAATCTCACTGAGGCAGCACGTCTCTCCGTCCTCCAATGTCTGCTCGGCACACGGGTTGACACCTTCGACTCGTGGATCACGATACATTGTCTCACCAAGTCTACCACAAGAGCGCATGAGCTTTAGGTTCAGTAAACCATGCACCTCTCCCTCGCGACGGAACGAATCCCAGTAGGAGTCGGGCAGCTCCGTAATGTCGTCGCATATCAAAGACAGGTTGCTGAACGCGCGACAGGCCGGGATATCCCCCATCTCCCAGTTCTTCGCTGTGATGAACGAGTCGGTTGCATCACCAGCGGCTAACAACGCCGATCGACGCACATTTCCCGACACTACAATTTCCCCAATCTTGTTCCCGATGTCCAATAAGACCGTATCGGTGGGGAAGTTACCGGCATGGGCGTTGAGCATGTCGGAGATGTCTGCAATGCCGCTACAGAGCGACTGGTAGCCAGACGCCACTCCCCCAAATGCGGTGATGGGCGCACCACGCTCGCGCAGAACAATTGTGCTGTACGAAAAGTCGCGGCGCGTGAGCGTGCTGTCGAAGTGGCTCTGCATGACGCGACGCGTGAGCTCACACCACCCCTCGCGTGAATCTGGGACGATGAAGTCGGCGTCGTTGGTACGCTTGTGTTCAATGTTCGCTGCAAACACTTTCCCGATTCCAGACGAGACGTCACTGGTGATGCGGAATCCGACGCCTGTGCCCAACATGAGCATGTCGAACATCATGGGATAGTCCAGCATCGGGTTGACAATGTTGATGAACGCACAGTTCTGTAGACTTGCCAGGCCAATGCGGTCCACCGTTTCTGTTCCCAGCTGCCATAGCATGCGTCCAGCAACGATGCACTTGTGGTCCAGGAACAGTCTTCGCGCAGTGTTTTCTTCTTCCTCCGTAAAGTAGAGAGACAATTGTCGCCGACACGAATCCAATACGCGATCCACGCACTGCTCAAACGTCTCCCGCCTCTCGTGTTTCGCCACTTTTTTTCCACCAAGGGCAGGGGATGTGGTAGGCGACTTGAGCGGTGTGTCACTGTCATCGGATACTACCCGAGCGTACGTACGCAGATACACAAAAAATGGGAGGATTTCCGAAGCAGTCAACATGCTTGAATTGGTATGATACACGTCGGCAAATATTCTAAACTGTACGATTCAGACGCAGAGGCAGAACGTTGAAAAAACGTACATACTCGCGACATGCCCAATGCAAACAGTCTGGCGTTTTAATATATGGTAATATTTACATGACAATACATGACAATATGACAATGATTGACTTTGATAGACAGTTTTTACTAGAACTTGTAGGTTCCAAGTATGCATTCTCCATACTGACCAATTTACGTGGAAATACAGATCGCATGGTGCATCGCCTCATGGACACGATTCGTGCGGGTGGAGAGTCGTCCAATGTGTATTTACAGGCGCACGCATTAAAAGGTGTATTAGTACAATGCGGCTTTTCCAACTTTGGTGAGTACATGAACAACGTGGCACAGAACGCCGCAACGTTCCGAGACGTGGATGGTCTGGAACAACGGTATCTGGAGTTTTTAGGTGTCCTAGATGCGGCTACTCTAAGCTTTGCGGTGCAATGACATGGGCGAAAGAGACTGGTTAGCATAGTGCAAAATTTGACCATTTGTTTTATTTTACGAATACTAATTATAGTTTGCAAGAACATGCTGCGATATGGAACCTACTATTCTGGCGACGAGCGATATACCATTCAGGAACAGAACTTGAAAAACGTTTTTTTCTCGGAAAGCAACAAGAGTATGCTACGCCAGATACCTTCCGTTGCAAATAACATTACGCGATTTGCGGACACGATGGAGAAGGTGTTTCGATCCATGATTAACAAGTCAACCAAGCCTACGATCGAAGAATTAAATGCGAGCGTTGTGAACAGTATGCAAGTTGCTGAGAATAGTCGACAGCAATCGCAACTACACTACTTGGATCGCATCGATCGAAGAACTAGCGGTGTTACGAGTGAACTACGACCTACTCCAATCCATAAAGAGACATTGCAAGCGACGGATTTATTTCTCCGCAAATTCTAATTTGACACATGTTTATTCGCTTCTTTTACTTTACTTAAATTGTAAAGGATGGCTTTGGTAATCCACCAGCAAGTGCTGCAACGGCAGGTGGTACTGCAATGTTAGGGCCTCGCATGGCCTTGCGCTTCGGGAACTGCTCGCTGCTTGTATTTCCGACTGCCCCATTCGTCGAGTTGGGGACACCGAATGATCCGCCAAAGGACCCCGTATTCCCGACAAACGAGCCCATGCCACTACCTCCGCCTCCTCCTCCCGCCGCCGATGACATTGTACTGAGCATTTTTGCAATCGAAGCAAGGTCGGGAGCGGCTGGGCCTTGCGTACCCGGAGTAGCGGTTGCACCCTGTGTGGTCGTCGGTGTCGTCTTCTTATTGGATGATTTCATGTTGTCTTTCATACAGTTACCAGCATGATGGAAGACTGCAGAGGACACAAAGGCGATGACCAAGTGTAGCTCGGGTGGAAATCGGGATTTCCCTGTCCACTTATGATGAATGTCTTCAAATATTTCCGTGTACTCATCGATGGACAGCATAATACTCTTGGAGAATCCGTCCAGGTTTACGCGGAAAGGGTCGTACGTTTGATTGAGCATTTCCAGGAACGCCGTCATGGACACAAATCCCTTTTGCATAAACTTGGTGGATCGCTTGAGGTTGCTCTCGCGCTGTAGTCTGTAACACTCGTACCGAATCTCATCCAGGTCGTCTTTCACGGTAAACTTTTTCGTGGACGGATAGCCGCTGCGGTTTAGACCGGTGATGCGGGCTAGAAGCTCAATCTTCTCATTCTGCAAATCACGACTGTTGTTACGCCTACTTCTCTGCGAACTGCGTGCTGATGTAACAGATCCCTCGGATGCGGAGATGACAGAGGATGCGTCGGACTTTTCAGACGAGTTGTCAGACTTGTTCGACGAAATGATGCTCGAGGTGTCTGAACCATCCGAGTCTGACTCGTAAGCCTTCTGTTTCGCCCGCGATGCAGTGGCTCGACTCGTTGTCTTGATGGGGTTGCGGATGGTTTCGAACATGGAGGCGGGTTCATCTTCGCTCACTGAACCGGAGCTACCTGGGATAGAAGGGGGTTTAGAGACGGCGTTCTTTTTTTTGGGGAATTTCTTTTTCGTTTTCATATTGGCAGACACAAATGCGAGATTGTCGGTTGCACCCATTGAAATTTCGTGCTTTAATTAATACCAGTTAATTTAATTTACATCCGTTTGACGCAGTCCATAGAGCATCTTATGCGGCTTGCAAGGGTACTCTCTTGAGTGACTCTACGGCACCAGCCGTGACCAATAGCTCCTCCTTCATCTTCTGTACGATAGCCTGCTCGGTCTGAACGAGCTCTTGCAACTCATCGCGCTTCGTCTGGATTCGCTGCTGTGCCAACTTGACCACTTCCCCAAGCTCTGTCGTTTTTTCCGTGTACTCGGCGGTGAGTCTGGCAATCTGAGACTTCAGGTACTCGTTGGTAGTCATGTTACTACTGTCCACCTCTTCCATGACAGAGGACGCTGCAACTTCACTGAGAAGAGTTGCTTCCGATTGCTCCATAACTTCAGGTGTCTTCTTATCTACCACATCCTCAGAAGCAGCAATAGGCGTTGCATCCGTCACAGCAGGCATTTTAGCCATTGGTTCTGTCGTGGGGACATTCACTGTTGGTTCGGCTGGTGGTGATGCTGGTACTATGGTGGCATCCTGCGCTGCTGTTTTCTTGCGACCACCCTCTCCCCGCCGCGGCTTGGTATTTTTCTTGGATTTGGAAGACGACGACTTGGCGTCGAGATTAGGAACAGTCTGTTCCAAAAGGCTGGTTGTGTTTTCGGTTGGTTTAGGAGTGGTGCTCATGTTTCGACAGATGGGCTAGTTATCCACAAGGCAAGATTTTTTTCAGACATATTCAGACGCGTATGTTTGTGGTGGAAGGAGACCGTTTGCATTGGACACGTGTGTATGCAAAGAATCTCAGAAAAATTAAAATATCACGATTATAAAATAGTACCAAAAAGAGAGGAGTCCATCATGTCAGAGGAGAGCATCGCGTCAGAGGGGACCATCGTGTCAGAGTGGAGCGTAACAAAACTCGCTGAAGCTAGTCACGAGGCGCCTCGTTCAGCACCAGTGACAGACGACTTTGAGGAGGTGCGGGATCGGATCATTGGGACGTCCCATAAGCGTGTGCGCGATGACGCCTTTCTGAAGAAAATGCGAGTTTCGCGTGTCTCTTCGTCTATCGATAATTTCATCGACATTGTAGTCAAGCATCGAAGCAACGTGCCGAATCTAGAAGAGACGGACGAGGATAGTATGCTAGACCACACCAAGTGCAGCATATGCAACACTATTCTGAACTATAACGAGAAGGAGTGCCTGTTGACATGCCCGCTTTGTGGTGTGGCGGTGCATTACCAGGACTACACGAAACCCGAGAATCAGCCGTATGGCACGTACGTGTCGAAGACGTCGTATCTATACAAGCGCTCGAATCACTTCAAGACCTGGATCATGCGCACGCAAGCGAAGGAGTCGACGGTCGTGGAACAGGCAGTGATTGACAAGGTAGAGGCAGAGCTTCGGAAGGAACGCATTGTCGACATGCAGACGGTTACGCATTCCAAGGTGCGAGAGATTCTAAAAAAGCTGCGCATGAACGAGTATTACAACCATAGCATCCAGATTGCAAGCGTAATTACCGGGATCCCGCCCAAAACCATGACACCGGAGATGGAGGAGACGCTCATGCAGCTCTTTGATCGCATACAGGAGCCGTTCCAGATTGCTATCCGTGGACACGCCAGGAAGAACTTCCTGTCGTATTCATATCTGTTGCACAAATTCGTGCAGCTGTTGGAATGGGACGAGTTTCTACCATACTTCCCATTGCTCATTTCGACGGATAAGATCATGTATCAAGACTTAATTTGGAAGCGCATTTGTGAGATTTGTGACTTTGATTTCATCAAAAGCATCATGTAGTTTTTTATTATTTCATGCTAGTCGAGGGCGCTTCTTATTGGAACGCCCAGCTGGTTTTGGCGGAGGCATGGCCAGCCACGGCCACTCGGCTGGAATGCCACCGTATCGATGGATTGTGTCGCGTTTAATCTGCGGATGGATGTGGTCGCGCACGTACTCCCACGTCATGTGGCGATTTTCGTGACGCATTCGGCTGAAGGACTCTCGACAGAGCTCCGAATAGTTTGTAAAGTTGTAGAGCCACACCATGGTGGCGGCTTCTCTGGCGACGCGCTGGGCCGTCCAGGACGCATCCAGTTCTGCATTTAGGTATGCACTACATAGTCTGGAGTCGTGACGAAAGTGGACGCCCTGTCGCCCCAACTCCTCCACGAGAGCAGTCCACCTTTGCCTGTAGCCAGTAACGTCTCCGGGATCTGATAATTGGTGAAATACATTGTCGCGACCGCTTTCTTCCTGATTATCACCGAGCTGATTCTTTATGTCCTTTATGTCATCTGCTTCATATTTGTCCTGAGTCTGAGTCTCAATGACCTGATTTCTTAACTCCGATCCCGATGCTTCCTCTTCAATGATTGCCCTTGGGAGATCTGGACTGCTATCTGTTTTTTCGACATGCTCGTCCTCCTCATTTGCGGCGCGTTTTTCCGATCTGGAGTCGACCAAAAAATAGTTGGAATCAATGGCAGTCGCGTCTAGTTCACTGTGAACCAGGACTTCTTCGTCGTCTGGTTCTTGACGAATCATGGACGGATAGGTGGATAGAAAAGAATGTCTCTAGTCATGTCTAGATAAATTATTTCGTGTCGTTGAAACATGTTATCTCTATCTATTATGACGCTTGATTTGAATACCCATGGTATCCATTAGCGTGTTCTTTACCAACGCAGGGCGCTTGCGACTAAGGACATGTACATGCGGTGGATTTGCTCGCGCCTGTGAGTCAGGACGTGCGCTTGGTACCGGCTGACTATTGGCGATGGGCTTTATCGACGTTATATTCTTCGAGCTGGTTCTCATAGAACTGCTCTTATATAACCCGCGCCTCAGAGTTGTTCGCAGCGTGCCTCCTACGTCTACAGGTGACGATATGTCCGTGGATGCCAAATTCTGGAACGCCAATGCGTGGCGATTACGCAGAGTCATGTATGGCTTCACATCCTCCACAACTTCGTCAGGTGGGAGTATGCCAAACGATCCCTTTCGAAACTCTTCGATTGTCATGGTCCCACCGTAGTCTACAAGATGGCGTCGATCGGGTGCCCGGTGGATCCCTTCGTAGACTCGTCGCACATGACTCCGCACGCTGGGTTCGTTGTGCTTGTCCACCTCCTTGTGCTTGACCCATGTCTGGTAGGCCAATAGTGCGATGTACATGCCTCGGTTGCGTGCATTCACATCGTGAAAAGTCAGATTGTATGCTTTGGCACACTGCCATGAACAAAAAATGCCCGTACATATGTAAACGTTCCGCAGCTTGTCGTACTTGGTCGGAAGCGGTACCGGCACCCCTGGAAAGTTATAAGTGCAATGCAGACATCGCAGGTCGGATGATAGGGGCCAGTTGAACAGTGCGTCTACTTCTTCGACAGACATGTTGTGACATTGCGAGACGCAACGTTGCCAGCATATAGTCATGTCGTTCATAGGCGTCTCGTTGATGACCATGTCGTTGATGGTGAAAGGCTCGGGGGAAAGATGTTGGACATTGTCCATGCTTAAATCGTAATGTTTATCGATGAAATGACTGAAATCAGTTTCTTCTGTCTAATATTATAAAGAACCCGTATTGCCCGTATATTTTCTCTAATGTATGATTCTTAGTGAACTGATTCTCTTCGAACTCATATTTTTTTTCAACCGATTGGAACAAATCAATCGGATTCTTTGACGTTGACAGTGTCACTTGCACACATTTGGTCCAATGGAAACAATCTCGGAGTTCTTAGTTTTACAGCATTGTTTGGCGTGGGTCCAGGTTTCCACCTGTATTACTCGAAACCACTTGCATATCTGAAAGACGCGCAGCTGCGGCAGCACTATTTACAAAGGCCGGTGATACCAATGAGGCGGTGGACGCATCGGGCTTTACGAATGCAGACGCATGTGGCTTTTTGCTGGCCGGTGCAAATTCCTTTTGTACAGTGCTCGTTGTGGGGGGTACCTTTGCAGGCACATTCTTGAGAAGGTCGGCAATCAACGAGGTTCCGGTAGGCGCAAGGGCCTTGGGTCTTGATTGGAATGATGATGGCTTTAGCTTGTTCAACAAAGCTGCCGGACCACCAACCGCTTCCGATACCATCATACCAGGCAATCGGGCTGTTGCATCGTCCATTTTTTTGACTGGAGCGCCCACAGTATATTTATGTTTAGGAAGCTGCACGTTCGGAACGATTCCCTTGGGGATCCCCGCAGCCCCGACAGACTTCTTAAATGCTGGCGCGACGGCTGCAGAACCCACTGCCTTGCACTCTGAATTGCCCGGGAATGTTCGGCAAAACTCAGCAGTTGGAATAGCGGGTGCGCCGACTGACTTTGGCACTGTCACTTTCTTTCCGGCAATCTTGTTGGTCAGGCTGACAATTATATCACCTACCTTTTGCGGCAGGCTGCGATTGGACGCGCCGATGGGAATGTACAAGGACGCCTGGGGTTGTTGCATCATCACTGCGCAGGTTGTTGCATGATATACTAATGCCACGGTGACGGCCGCAGCACATGCGAAAATAATCGGGGACATTTCGTTGGTAGACATTGAAAATGTAGGCCTGCGTTTTGTGTTACACTCATAGCAAGATTTTTTTCGGCAAAAAATGTCGTCTGGTTAACGAACAGGTACAAATATCCCATTACTGAATATTCTCATTCGGACAAATGACAGTCGCGCCAGTTGCAAGTATACATACATCATGAGCAGCCACATACGCGCCCAAACTATCCACCTGGAAAAAACTGCATTGTGGGAAGATCCATTCTTCGCGCTCTTGGTCGTATGCAAGGGACATTTTTGACTCGCATATGGGACACGTGTCTTGATCCGAGGCCTCCACCCCGCAGCCATTCGGTTGTAGACGATGTGATTCCGGCGATTCCGTTCGGTCGATGGTTGTTATCGGATGCTGGAACGATACTGGGTACCACGGTTGAGCCGTCCTTCGTTGCCTTTTCGTACACTCCATATCGTGAGCGACCACAATTGTATTGCAAAAGTCGTTGCGATCCATGTATTTGGGCTTATAGAGACGCGTGCGACATGTCTCACATTCATGACACGTTACTTCTGACAAGCTCCGCGTCTCGAGCTGACTCGTAGATAGTAGGTCCTGAAGGCCACTGCTGGCGGAAAATCGATCTTTTAACATCATCGGGTCCCATGGATCATTTGCGTAAAGTTGTAGTCGTACATGGTGAAGCTCCAATTCTAGCGAATGCAATTCCCGGAGAAAAAAGCTTCTTTCGGCATTCTCATCATGACGGGGCGCCGCCTCTTCCTCTTCTGCTTGCGTTTCCAATTCCGAAACTGCCACCGGATTCTCAAAATGGTCCTGAGGATTCTCTATCTCATATGGCCGATCGATCTCTGACGCGTTCTGGGGATGGTTATGTTATGTAGTCGTAGAACACAAAATACACGTAGACAAAGAACAGACTATTAGAAACTTCAGTCAATAAGAAGAGATGTTCTTGAATTTTTGAAAATGCTACACTTACCTCCAGAAAGTCAAGGGTCTCGGGAGGCCAGTGTACCAGGACCGGGAACGTGTAGGGTATCCTCCGATGTAGCGTTGTCTCTGTATCCCATCGGGTCAGTGGGTGGAGATTGCTTCTTCGTGAACTGCGTTTAAATGGCATGATTTTTTAAATAGGCACAGTAATAATAGAAACTCGTTATGGCTTTAGTTCACATGTATTAATTTAAACACGAGGAGCTGGGCGCAATACAAACGGTTTGCAATGTGACGGAAAGCTATTTCAATAAAATAATAAACCACAAAATGGATAAGCTAACTGAACCAACACCAAAACGGCCAGTAGCGGACTCCCAGCGTGAAGTTCAGCATGACGATGGTGAAATATCGCCTGATCAAGCGCATGGAAAGACGAAGCGCGCAAGGGTTATGGTACGATTTCCGGACTCTTCTACCAATGTAGTGAGAAGCAGCGCAATCGACGAAGACTTGGGTGTTGGTGGGAACGCGTTGAAGGACAAGATCGAAACGGTGCAGAGACATTTCTACTACTGTAATAGAAATGCACAGGACTGTCTAGAGGAGATGAGCTCCTTGTTTGAAAAGCTGGTTGTGCATGATATAGTGACCAGCGTATTCGGCACATGGTCCAGCTTTGTCTTCCAGCCCTATGTATCCGAAGACCATTTTACGAATTTCCATAATTCGCTGGACGCTGGGACATGTTGGAAACACGTCTCACAGTGGGACACGCGCATCACGTTTCATATTCGGCATCCGTCTGGTACCATCTACGCCCGAGATACCAACAAAGGCGCCAAGACAGAGCTATATCAGGACAGCATCAGTCAGAAATGGTCGGGCTATACGGACAACAAGCAGGTTCACTTCTGCATACATCGGCATCAACATCGCCCAGTGGAAGGCAAGTTGAATATTGTCAACTACTTCTTTGTCGATATTGAATCAACGCGGGTATTCGTGTACGAGAGCGATCGGGCATCATGGGTCTTTCGACTGTCGGTGGTGTGGAGCGGGCAGTCCAAGGAGGTCGCGAAGCGTGAGCCCAGACGGTTCCAAATCACACTGGAATCGGTGGACTCCATCAAGAGTAGCGCGGATCCAGTGTACTCCACCAGTAGCTTCATGGAAAAGATCCTGGACATTTGCGGGCGCGAGAGTACCCAAGACACGAAGCTGATCTTGACGAAAGCAAGTTGACGACCCTCACGGATTCTTTTGCTTGCGCTGTAGGAATGGAAAAGAACAACGAGTGACAGTACAATTGAGTAAGAATAAAGTATTGAAAGTAGCAAAAAGACAATTGGGAACGAGTGCTCAGTGCTTACCTTGACATGGTGGCCAAGAATGTAGGACAATGCGAAATCCCCCTGTGCAGGTGGGACAAAACACGCGTGTAGCAAGCAAGTATATATTATGTAAATAAGATTAATGGGAAACTTGGTGTTATCTATGTGCAAAGCTGCTCTAGCATACGTACCGCTTTCCATCCGTTCTGCAAAACGTATTCGGGGCTAATATTGGGCCCGCGGCTGCGAATCTCCCCGAGACACTTACGCTCTTCCTTGACCGACATTTCAGAAATTGCTGGAGTCATGACACGCTTATCGCGAACCATTTCGGAAAGCGTCGTATTCAATGAAGCGGTAGAATCGATGACTGTCTCCGTATCCGGCGGGCTCGAATCCTCTTTCGTGGATCCGTGAGATGATGATGCCATACCACGAACGTTCAATTGGTGAATACATTTTTTTGGAGTACGGAGAAACGACATGATCGAAAACAAACGATGGTTGTAGTTTGGCTTTTCTAAGGAAAATTTTATATTTGTAAGTGTATACAGCCAAAACTACCAATCAATCATGTCACACATTGCGACAGGAGCACGCAGTTACGTCAAGGATATTGCCGAATTTGCCACCGTGGAGCGTACCTTCCTGGGAATTGAGAACTCGGCGGCCGTTTCATGTGATACCGGGGATTTGCGTGGTTACGCAGGACATTTGGCCGCAGTGGAGCTTGTTGACGCGTCCAGCAAGCAGGATGGAACCGGAGCCGTCGTAGAAATCCCATTGGACTTCCGAATGGTCGGAATCGCGGAGCTGGATACACGTGGTGTTAGTAAGGAAGTGCAGGGGAACATTTTCAACCATTTCATGTCCAAGTATACAAAACCAGAACGAGAAGCGTATATTGCACAATATGAAGCCGTCAAGTCCAATCCCGAGCAGTTGGAGGCGTGGATGGCTGGCGTAATACAGGCCATGGGGTCTGCGTAAAATGTGATGAATGGAAAGAAGAAAAACTATAAAAATAAAGAATATACTTGAAACAAATCATTGAACTCTTGTTAGCAAAACGTACAGTTTATTTTTCACAGATTGTACCAGGGCATCGCCGAGGACGGGTGAATGAGGATATAATCGCCACGATTCTGCGTCTCCTTATAAGTAAATGTTTTTCGGTTAAAACATAGATAGTATATCAATGCATTTCTAGATATCAATGTCGATGCCCCCAGTCCAGTTACAAAATAAGGTGGTATATATAGATACTCGATAATGGCATGTACAGCAGCAAAGAATCTCATCTTTTGTAGTGTTTTCATGAACTCCTCTTTCTCGCTAATAATGCCCATGATCATATCTGTATTGATAGTGTATGGACCTTGTGGATAATCATTACTGGCTAAAAAATGCGTAAGGAACAATGCCCCAAAGTAGGGATTATCACCTGCCTCGGGAATGTCTTTGTCCACTATGTCAAGTCGTAGATCTTCTATCTGCTTTTCCCATGCCTCTTTTGTCGATTTATCCAAGTCCACGGTCTCAGCCAGTTTATCGCAAAACTGTGAGTTGTACACCCAAGGCGCTGACGTCGGTTTTTGTGCCGAGGGACGTAGGCGGTTCTTCACGTCATTTATGACAATGGGGTCAAAATCGGAGATATCAGCATATGCTTTACTATGCCCGAAGCGCCAGTTCACCATACACTTCAGTATATCTGCATCGGACTGGATTTGTTTTTGCACAATGAGATCGCGAAGAATACTCCCAACAAGTTTATCGCCATCTTTTGCGCGTTCTTTTACAGCTTTAGAAACACTTTGACTAGCAATAGCGTCCGTTTCATCTTCAAGTAGTCCAAAATCCATACTGTTTTTTTGTGATGCTCGATATGCATTGCTAATGAAATGATCACTTCTCATTTTGAAGAATGCCATTGAGTTTTTGGGTTGATCAAGAGATATACGTTTATGACATTCAAAAGCATTCTTATACATTGTATCATAAACCGTTAACAATTCACGTATTCTGTCTTCACTTACAGCTGGAGGCGTGTCAGTCCCAGGATTCGTGAACCCGATTACGATGGCATCATCATCGTTGTCTTTATCTACGGGTTGGGGTGGTTGTTGCGGCTGTTGCGGTTGCTGTGGTGACTGTACCTGTGGTGGCGGCGTAGCATTAGAATCGACCACTGGTGGTGGTAAGTTAGAACCACCAGTACCAGTAAGGACACTAGGGGGGAGACTATCCTGAGTATTCAAACTAGCTTGAGTAGTCTGAACAACTTTGTCGGTGGCCATCGCCTTTTCGAGCTGTTCCACCTGTTTTTTGAGCTCTGCATTCTCACCTGTTTGTTCTTTCAACGTCTCTATGTATTTCGCCTGGTCCGCTTGAAGTTGCGTGATCGTGTTAAGTAATTGTGCTGTTTTTTCCGATTCCCTTCCCTCCAGAATGTTATGTTCAGATACAGCTTTGTCTAGAGCGTCCTTACATTCCTTTTCAGCTGCTTTTAGTTGGTCCGATTCTGCTTTACACCCTGCAAGGTTTTGCGACGCGGTCTCTATTGCGGCCTCGTTTGCAACAATACTTTTTTTTGCATCAGCTAGCTCCTGTCGAAGGGCGGGGTCATCTCCACCAGCAGGTGTATTACTGGAGGTTTGTTTTGCAAGTTCTTCCTGTAATCTTGTTACCTCTGCATGTAGGCGTTCTATTTGTTGTGCATACTCTTCCATGCGTGCCTTGTATGCAACACTGACGTCATCGCTCTTCTTCAGTTCTTTTTGAATTTTGGCAAGTTCTCCCTCGAGTGTCGTCCTTTCCTTCAAATGTTCCGTATTCCGTGCCGTACATGCATCCAACTGCTTCTGCAACCTCTCCCGCTCAATATTATTCCTTTTGACTGATTCAAGCAAGAATTTATTCGACTGATCCCATCTTTCATTTCCTGCCTCACACTCTTTTAGCTTTTTCTCCAATTCTTGAATCCTAGTATCCACAGTTGCACTGGTGCTCTTTCGTAGATTCTTAATAACGTTGCGAAATTGGGCACCCGTTGGTCCGTTAATAACATCTCGGTAGGCCGTTGCGTCTGTTCGTTTCAGAGTCCGCAGTGCAGCTGTCACTTCCAGGAGATCGGGTTGTAGGAACTCCAGCGTGTCGACATATACGCGTGGACCGACGAGCGTATTGAAAGCGTTGAACATCCGTCGGAGTTCATATATGCTTGCAGGCATTATTTTTTTTGTAAAAATTGCACACTGGTGCATCGTGCAATTAATTCAAGCAGTCTATTCGAACTAAATTTTTTTAAAGTAATACTGAGAAACAACTTGTTACGGCGCATGCAGAGCAATCTCATCATTGCGTTTGTCTCTGGGATGATCCTGTTGTTGACAGGCATCGTGACTACCATTGTCAAGGCATGGTTTGACCGTACACTCGCCTCCCGCGACGAAACACACTCCTACCGGGCAAACCACCGCATTGGAGATCTTTCCGTGCATCATTGCTTCGATTTGATAGCAGCGATGATTGTAAACATGGACACGATCCACCTCGGAGATTCTGGACGAAGTCTCATCGTCGGGGAAATGGTGAAGATTCTGCTGCAAGAAATAAAGAGTACCTGGGAGTTTGTCATTGCGTCTGCGGAAACGCGCACGAACAATCGGAATGAGGTTGTTGACAGCGTAGACAATTACCGACGCCAGTTTGCCAACTTCCATATTGACATTGTCACACTATACGATAAACTGTTGGAAACATGGGAAACCAAGTGTGACAAGGCTAAAATCCCAAAGGGTGCAGTTGCACTCTTCAAGGCATGGTACCTTCCCCACCACCGATTGTTTCCACGAATTGTGCATCACATTGTGCACGCATCGATATACCAAAAGCAGTACGATAAACTGTCGGAAATCATGTGCTTCCTCGAATTGCACGTTGACCTGATCGTAAAGGTCACACTCACAAACATGTCCAATCGAGTCGAAATGGACGGTATGATATACGACGAGTTCCGAGTCAGCTACCTGGAGATGAACGGGTCTACGGAGGAGTTGCTTGGCCACTTGATTGAAAAATCAGAGCTAATTTGCAGTGAGAATGTACATATAGTCATTGGGGACACTCGTCGATCTCATTTCGCGCACGTCTCCAACACGCTCGTGTCGTTGACAGGATTCTCAGATTATGATATTTTGAGCACGCGATGCAAATGCTTTCAAGTAGATGCCATGGGTCATACCAATCCGGTGAATAAGGCCCCGCTGGCGTACCTTCAGGCGCACCTCCGTCAGAAAAAATCTACCATGGTGAATCTCGTCAACTACACGCGTCATGGAAAACCTTTTCAGAACTACATGTACGTCACGTACACGTCCGTTTTTTGCATAGCAATCATGATTACGCCTGCGCCTGGACAAGAGGATGAATATTCCAACCTGGACAATCTGCAAGTATTTGCAGAAACGGTATGTAAGCATCTCTTAAATAGCCAATGGGCTCATGCAGAAGTGTACACTTGCATCATGGGTTCAAATATCGTCACATCCTTTAGCAAAATGGGTTTGTCCATGGGACAGAGCGGGCATCATACCGGCAGTTACCTGAGAATCAGCTTGGTAGACAAGTTGCGCCTGTCGGACGTCCAGCGTGAGATTCTCGAGGACTTTACCGCCTCATGTCAATCCGTGCCCGTTCGAACAACTGTTCAGGAGCTCGATACCCCGGGGAGCCATACGATTCTCGTGAACAATCCGCTTCTGCCAGAAGAGTACATGTGCATTTCTTGTCGGTGACAAAAAAGGACTCGGACTTCGTATGACGAAAGAATCGAATCGGAGAAAAAAATCTTGCCTCGAGAGAAAGGAACCGAGTACAATGAGCTTCATGTCGCCAATCCCTTTCCAGAACCCACTGGCCGCGATGATAGTATACAACCAGTGGAGCAAATCAATGCGGGGCGGCTCGAGCAGCGCGAGCAGCGATAGTCCCAGTAATGAAACCGGCGTGACGGTCATGAAGATCCCAGGAGATTATGCCGAGGCTCGAGTTGTAAAAAATGCAATTCTTCTTGTCAAGTACCCGAAGTGCAACATTTTTCTCCCGATCCCAGGAGCGCCTGATGCATGCAGGGATCTTAATCAGTGGGTTGATACGCTGGTGTCTGGCTACAATCAGATCGGTGGAGATAGATCTGTGGTGGAGCAAATGCTGAATGAGTATATTATTGATAAGTTCAGTGAAAAGATGGCTAGTTCCGGTGAAATCTTTCCACCGACTTTTAAGGAAAAATTTGAAGCTATACTGCTTGCTGAATTTGGTACACCAACACCGACAACAACAAGCACTTGATGATCAGGGTTGTAAAGTGTAAAGAAGGAAAAGCCAATTTCATACATAATATATATACATCACTGATTTAGATACATTCCTGATTCATTAATTAAATCCCCATGAATTCTGCTTTCGTGACGTACTCGTGAGTGGATAGGTCGAGGTGTTCGAATACGAGTCGGTCTTGAAACACACGATCCGCTGGCAAGTACCCGATTCTGAATTGCTTATTGGAACCTAGAAAAATCGACGCATTGTCGGAATTAAAGGACAATCCGTCTACTCCAAAAGTCGTCTGTACCGCTTCTTCCGATACACCCACCGCTTGGATACCCACTTCCGACGAGGAACATACTAGTGTTGGCTGCATGACCATTTTCCGATCATCCCGTGTATGCAAAACGTTCCAGCTGTAGGATACGTTGTCATTCGCCAAGTCTCCAGATGCCGAAATATTGCTCACTTCAACTACACCCGACATGTCCGAAATGTACTGTCTACGATGGACGCCATCCAGACCCAGTTGCATGAACGACTTGGTGATGGAGCCAGCCGCAAAACTGGGTCCCGCTTTTTGCAATACCTCGCTTTGCGTGCCAATGTAGGGAAACGCAGTAGGTACCGCATCTTCAAAAAGGAAAATAATGGATCCGCGGGATAAGATCACGGGGAGGTTGTCGAGTAGAAACGTCTCCCCGTACACTTTCTTCACCCCATCGAGGAATATCTCGTCTGTACCATGCTCATACGTCAACGCAATGGTCCCGCCGCCGGTCTTTACAAACGTCGCCGAGCTGACTTGCGTGGAACCCACCGAGGAGTAGAATGGGAAGAACAACGACTTTTCGCAGTTTGCCAATATGATTGTATCGCCCGATTTATGCAACTCCACGTCCGTGTCGATCACTTCTCCTCGAATGGCAACGCGTACCGACAGGATGTCTCCAGAATGCCCTACGTTTTGTAAATACGACTTGAGCTTCTGCAGCGACTGAAAGCCAGTGCCAGCTAGGTTGAGTGTATGGTTCACGTCTAACCACCGATCATACAGGGCTAGATAGTTCGCATCGGTGGATGCCAATGTACTGGCGCGAATCGATTCCATGAACTGATAAGCCGATGCGTTTCCCTTGTCTCCCGCAGAGTTACAATAATACACAAAGAGCTCATATTCCGTATTCTCGTCTAGTCCTAGTACATCATATGATATATCGGACAGACCTCTTCTTGCACATTGTTTCTCTTCCGAATCCAAGTATTTTTGAACATAAATAGAGTAGTATAAGGCGCCATCGACGGCCGGCCACTGAATGGCAATGGAAATTGGACTCGTGTAAGTGAGCTCAATCATTTTAGTTCCGTATACATTAAAAATGCGTCTCCGATGCAGATTATAAAAAATATACTTGAATTAAAGCAACCAAGCATCTGTTTATTCCATGACTTCGGTCGAGATTCACAAATTCAAAGCCCGGGAAATGGTCAAGAAACCGTTTAACGCAGTCATTCTGGGTAGGAAACACACGGGTAAGTCATGCCTGATTCTAGACCTATTGTACCATTTATCCAGGGAACGCGTTCCACGCATCGCAGTCTTTTCGGGAACCGAGGCTGCAAACCACTTCTTCAGCAAATACGTTCCAGACTCGTTCATTTATAACAACTTCGACCTGGACGTTTTCACGGCGATTGTAAACTTCCAGAAGGACATCGCCATGAAGAAAGCCATCGGGGAGATTCATCCTGCGACCGACACACGAATTGTCTTGCTGCTTGACGATTGTGCGTTTGACAAGAAGGTGTTCAAGAGCGAGGTTATACGGGAGATATTCTTCAACGGCCGTCATCATGGAATCTACTTCATCCTGTCGGCCCAGTACCTCATGGACATTTCGTGCGACCTGCGAACCAACATTGACTACCTATTTTGCTTGAAGGAGAATATTCCCAGAAACACTGCCAAGCTTTACGAGAACTTCTTTGGGGCCTTTCAGAACATACACGAGTTCCGTAGCATTTTCGACAAGTGCACGCAGGACTTTGAGTGTTTGGTGCAGAATAACACGAAGCCCACGACGGACATTTCGGAAACGGTCTTTTGGTACAAGGCAAAACTCAGTCCCTCGTTTCGTTTCGGGTCGCCCAAGTTGTGGCAATTCCACGAGGCGCGCTATCTATCGGATGAAGAGCGGTACCAGCAAATGCAGAGTGAGACCGGTCAGATGCGTCGCGGCAAGAAAAAGGCAGTATTTGAAAAAGTGACTTAAAAAGGTTGATTGTAATAAAAAAAGTTATCGTTCGAATTAATATTTGTATATTTATATCCACTCGAATTTTCATCCGGAGACCGTTTGCATTGTACGAGGGCCTCGTTCAGAAACGGGCAAAAATAATATAGGCTGCTGGATAACAAAGCCACCATGGACTTCCCTGTAGCATTCAACCAAATTGTCGCCAGTGGCGAAAAATTCGACGTTCTGTACATCAACACGCCGCTCGAGGAAATTACCATTCCTATCGATCAAATCGCCAACGAGAAGAGTCTTCTATTCTTGTGGGTGGACAGTTACAGCGTGGACAAAGCGATTCGGTTCCTGGACACGTTTGGATTCAAGTTCCATGAAGTCGTCCATCTGCTAGACGTTGCGTCTTACCCATGGAACAAGAAAGAGAAGAAAGCAGCACCCACCGAGGTAGCCTTGGAGCCTGCAGCAGAGGTCGAGCCGTCTGAGGCCGAGGAGGGAGTCAAGAGCATGGAGGACGGAGAGGAGAAGTCCAAGAAAGCCCAAGCTCCGCGCAAGCCTAGGGTGCGCATCGCCCCCATTGCACCGCCCACTTGGTGGAGTGAGAAGCCTGACTCACTCAAGCACGCCAAGAACAGCACCGAGCAGCTGTGGCTCGCTGTGCGTGGCGCGGATACCTTCCAGCCCGACGGAGACCAGACTTTCTTTGACCTGTTCGCCAACGACAAGGCGCCCCAGGTACCGTACCAGGTACTGTTTGCCCCCGACTTGGGAAAGCGAACCAAGAACAAGCTGGTGGCCAACCGTCCCGTGAGTGTGCTGCACGAGGTGCTGTCCCAGCTCAAGCCCGAGCTTGCCGTCGCCGAACTGTTTGCCCCCGCGGCATCAGACGTCGTCACGTCCATTGGACCGGAAGTGCCCGGTGGATTCCTGCCGCGAATGGACCGCGCTGTGGGCATCAACGCTGCCATCAAGGACGCCATTGTCGACATGAAGAAGGTTCAGATGCGCAAGCTCCATTCCGACCTGCACAAAATGCTGGCGCCCAGCACGACCCCCGAGGCCACCAAGGTGTTGGTCGATGATACCGCTCCGGTGTTCACCAAGATTGCAGAAGGAATCAAGGGTATTCCGATTACCTATGATCTCACCACCGAGGCGGGAGAAATTCTCCCCCCGACGTGGCTCATTAGTCTGGTCGACCAGTTTGTCAAACGTGATCTCCTTGTCACTAAGAACAAGCACAAGCGTCGTCGCCGCAGAGCGGTCAGTGGAGACCGACCCAAGCACGGAATCGCAGCGCCTATGATTGTCTCGGCCGAGCTGCGCGCATTTTTGGAGCTCCAGCCCGATGAGCGTATTGCGCGGACCACCGCCGTCAAGAAGATCAACACCTACATTAAGGCCAACAATCTACAGAATCCCGCGAAGAAAATTGAGATCATACTGGACGACAAGTTGCAGGCGCTGCTGGCCCCTCCCGCGGAGTTTGGGCCCATCACCTACTTTAACCTGTGCCGTCTTTTGGGGAAGCATTTCTCCAAGCCGGAGGGCGTGGAGAGTGCTGCAGACACGAGCGATCTCAGCCCCGCGGAGCCCGAGGGGAAACGTCAGAAGGTGTAAAATTGTAAATGTATGAAATGTGTGTTAATATATAACAAGTGCTAAAAACTTAAAACTTTGCCTTTCCGAGGGTGGTTCCTAACGTCTTTTTCTGTGTTGCGTTAACCAGCGCTGCGAATGCCATCTCGTGTTGCTTGTCCACAAATGTCTTAAATTCGTTCATCTCAAGACCTACCAAACTCCGAATTTGCTCACATGTGAGGAATTGATACACGACCTGGGTGAGCGTGTATGCGTAGCATGAGTCCACGAACGAGTTGAGTGGAGATTGATCCTGTGCAGACGCCACGCTACGCCGCGACGCTTCACGAAGGAGACCAATTAACGTGAGAACGTGCTGACGGGGGAGCCTATTGCTAGCATGTCTTTGCTTGGACAATAGGCTCGCCCCGACAACGGTAGAGAGCACAATTCCAGAGAGAACCCAATGTGTTAAAACGCTCGAATCGGTCAATCGGTCCATAAGTTGCTTTGTTTGTACTCAAATATTTTTTATTGCAGTTCGTTCCGATTCAACATTTTCCGTGCGTCGCACAGAACGAAAAATCGGTGTGGAAACCGAGGCTCAATAGCGTGGCGAGTGCGTACACTCCATCGTCATATACTGTCGCCCTCTTGTCAGAGATTTTGCGATACATGTAAGCACTAATGTAGTACCGCGTGGTCCCCACGTCCATGAAGCAAAATACACGTGAAGATTCGAGCTTTTGTATCTGTTCATGGAAATCTAGATTCACCTTGGTATGTTTTGCAATCGTGTCAATCGTATGGCGATGGTACTTGTTACGCCGAAATCGATGAATATGGAACAGGATGTAAAATAGTACAGGATTGACCGCTTCTCTCGGAAGCACTTGCCACTTGGTGGGTGGTGCTTCACGTGTCGTCTCGGAAATACTTAGTGCAAGATAACAAGAAGGACCAATAGGCTGAAATAACCTTTTTTCCACGACCAGGTCTGTTCGCGTGAGTTCAACTTCGTGATGGTTTTTAATTGCATCCAGTTGCGTGTATACTTTGCATATTTCATACTGTGATGTCTTGGTTCGCCGCCCTTTACTTTTTTCCCTTTCCTGTGTGGGTGTAGGTATGACCGGTGCAGCAGGCTCCTCCGGGGGAGGCTCAGACGGCTCCTTCGACTTGGACTTTGCTTTTGATTTTGGCAGTGTCTTTGGAGAATCAGTTTTATCATTTTGCGCTGCATCACTTTTCTTTGCTTTGCTTTTAGTTTGTTTACTTTGCTTTGCTTTGCTTTTAGGTTTACTTTGTGCTACTGGACGTTGCGCTGGCTCATATTCTTCGTCGTCTGGTACCTCGGGTACCTTGCCATTATAGATCTGATTCAAAGCCTTTTTGCTAGTATTTTCTTCGTCATATGCCATTTCGCCAAAAAAGTATACCTTGATCTGGTCTCGCTTATTACTTCTGCCCGTATTAGCATATGGTCTCCAAAGCTCTGTTTGTGGGTTCTTATTCTTCGTCAATTGTAGAAGTGAGTAGCCCTTCCCATTTGTACCGGTGGGCCCGGTAAGGGCGTATGCATATACAGGCGATTCTTTATGAAATTTGTTCTGACGATTTCCTTTCGGTGGTAATAATCCAGAGTTCGGATCAGAATGAAAAGAATAGTCTAACAAATATACCTGCGAAAACTTGTATATTCCTGACACCTTCGATTTACCCTGTGTACCGGTGAAGAACTGGTCATCTCGATTTTCGGGATTCAGAAATACATCATTTATGTAGTCATTTTCGCACTCGTATTGCCCATCATCATTCTTGACAGCCGTCTCTCGCATCTTTGCACCGTTCTGGAGAAAGAAGAATGTCAAGTCGTCGCCTGGACGAACGGGAGATACTGTAGGTGGAAGTTTTTTCCCATGACTGCCACCCTTTGTCATTGTTTTTAATACAGTAACATATATTTTATTTCAGTTTTCAGTGTTTACTTTATTTCTTATTCTTGACCATTAAACGGCGAAGCTTGTTCCCCATTTCCCTTGTTTTTGTGGTATCTTCTACTGTCATGATCTGCCCAGCGCTTCTCCTACTATTTCCAACTGCCCGCGTGTTCACTTGACGACTCATCGATCCATTGTCGAAGAGAGAGTCGCCAGGTGCACGGGTCGTCAGAGACGCCCCAAAGACCTCGCCAAGTGGTTTGGGGCCGGAAAGAGTGCTCTGCCTCGGAACAATACCATTTGACGTCCCATGGACAGAGTTGATAGCGTCGTTAATGGCGTCTTTCTTTAGATTTTGCATCGTGTCAAGGTGTTGTAGCTGCATATTCTGGGTCGACAGTACGGCGCGCGAAACGTCCATCGCGGTATCTGCGCGGGCATTGGCAATGCCGAGTCTCACATGTTGCAAATCGGTGACGTCTCCTTCCGTCAAGTGCATGTCCGCAGCATATCCCAAGTCTACCTGTCTCGTCACGGGCTGGATCTTATTCAAGCCCATTGGATTGTCCACGGACAGAGAAGCGCGCTTGCCCGTGACCTGCATTTGTGCAGCACTCGAGGACCCGAGGTAGCCGCCTGTTTTGGACGCTCCTACGGATGCGGTATGGGCAGCTAGACTCTTGTCGCGAGGGACGCTCACGTCGGACCGACTCATCTCTTTTGCATTACCGCCTCGGACAGATAGCCCCAGTGACGTCTGCGACACGCCTTGTGATACATCACCAAGAGTTGTCTTACCCGCGATTTGCTGACCAACAGGAGGCGCGGATCCGCCATACAGTGTCCCGGACACGCCTACCTGACGACGAGCTTCCATCTGGTTCAGCATCCTTTCGTCCAGAACATTGCTTGTGGGCGTATACAACTCCGTGATGGGTACTTCACCATCGGACCTGTTGAGGACAAACGACGGTAGCAAGTGTGACGCATAGACATTGGCCACTTCTGTATTGGCCGGTGCAGTGGTTGGGACACTGCGAAACAGTCCAGACGACTCACCACCCAGCTCTCGTGTGACAGTCCCGAATGTACGCTCCTTTCCGAAATCCGTCTCCCTGTGGGCTTCGAACGAGGTTTGCGCCGTTTGACTGGACGTGCGCAGTGTGGAGGACACGGCGCTGGATCCTTCCTGCACGCGTGCCATGTCCCATGTCTCGGACTTGTCGTCAGCGACCTCAAACTGCTTTTCGTACCGTGTCCCAGAGGCCGAGGCATGCTGGCCCTTTGTACCCATTGTAATTTGGTCGATAGAAGTTCTGCTCGTGGGAAGGGCCAATGGGGCCACAGAAGACGCACCACCTTGGGCAATCCCGCCCCTGGGAGCAGTCGGATTGAGAATAGGGGGCTGATCATTCAATACGAACTTGTAGTATTGGTTCGTGCTCATCGGCTGCTTGGATCCGGTGCCTACGCCGGGCATGATCTTCTCGACGGGTGTCTCATACTGCTTCGACTTCTCTGTTGAAATGGTCTTTCGGGATAGCTCTTCCGTGAGACTATTCACGCGTTGGTGGAACGCGATATCAGTCATCTCCCTGGTAGGCGCCGGATTCAATTGCTCTTCCTTACTCGGGACAATGCGATCGGTCGTGCGCATCCACGCTTTCTGTGACTTTTGGCTAAACGGCTGGCGCTCCTGTTGTGGAAAGAATTGTTCATCGAACTGTTGCTTCTCTCGAAGCGTTTCAACTTGCACGGCAGGCAGCTTGGTGTTCATGGACTGCAAGAGTGTCGAAGGCCTCGCGAACGATGATGGTGTCAGCAACGACGCCATGGACGATGGGAACGCGGACAAGGGAATGGAGATTGGGACGATTGGTGGCTCACTGGGTCGTTCACTTGATGGCGGTAACGGTGCGTTGGGAGCGGTATCTACGGTATCTGGTGCCCCAAGAGGCTGCGTCGATGTACCGGCAACCGTCTCTACAATCTTTGGGGGCATGGGTGATGACGAATTAAGAGCATCGTGGGAGAAGGAGTCGGTCATGGATACTGACAAATTAGTGACACGCATGTCGTACACGAGCAGTCCAGCGGCGAATAATAACAAAGCTTCCATGAGGAAGAATGACGGAGTCTTTACAGCTCACGTATAAAATAATTGGCGTTTTGTTTCAGTTACAGTTTCAATTGTTCTTTTTATTTTAAGCAATATTTTGTACCTCTATATACCTTACCTTACTTGGCAGACTTCTTGGCCTTCTTGGCGGCAGACTTCTTGGCCTTCTTGGCGGCAGACTTCTTGGCCTTCTTGGCGGCAGACTTCTTGGCCTTCTTGGCAGCAGCCTTCTTCTTGGCAGCAGCCTTCTTCTTGGCAGCCTTCTTGGCGGCAGCCTTCTTGGCCTTCTGGGCGGCAGTCTTCTTGGGCTTCTTGACGCCAGACTTCTTGGCGGCAGCCTTCTTGGCGGCAAGGCTCTTCTTGACTACTGCATAATCGATTGTCCTAATCTTTGTTGCTATCACATACTTGCCAAGGAATTTCTTACTGATCTTAAACACTAGGATTTTTCCCTTGCGGTACAGGAACATCTGCTTGGGAATAACGGACTTCTTCCCTGCAAGGTATCCGGCCAATCCTGAACTGGTTCGGGTTGTACTATGCTTCGTACCTTTAATTCCAGCTGCTCCAACCGTGGCTGACTTCATTACGGTATAAGTGCGGCGGGGAGCGCCCTTACCATGAATGGGCCTGTGAGCAGATTTGGACTTGGTGGACTTGCGCTTGGGGGCAGACTTCTTGGTTGCGGACTTCTTAGGAGCCATCAGTGTAATTTGAAACTACACCAATATTTTTTTTCGCGGATTGGGACTACTCAGCATATCAGTGGAAAACGGGAAAAGACTTCATCCGGCAAAATGCACGATTTCTGGTTCATTCGACCATGGCCAACGGAGGAAAAAAGGATATTCTGGGGAAATGATTTTTAGATTTATTGATTTCTTTCACCAGTATGGCAAAAGCCGCAAAATGGACTCATGTTTTAATTGTCATTGGACATCCATTCTACTCGGGCATGGTAAAATGTTCCTGTAGCTGCTTGCGAACAGCCCGTACTTTTTGGGCCAATTGACAGTACAGCTGGTTTTTTGTGCATCGGTTACCATCCATTGTTCGTATCTGTTCAAAGTCGGTAAGCCAGCTTCGTACTTCACCGATCAGTACGGGGAAATCGATGGGCACGCGCAAAGGCCTCTCGATACAAATAAGTGTTTGTGCCTCCTCTAAGTAACCCTCTATCGTAAGAAGGTGCTTATAAATACAGTCCCTACATAAATGTTGTTCAATGGTGAGGTGGTCGGTGAGCAGAATCATTTCCTTCACAATCTGCCTCATGTTAAAATTGGGGCTGAGAATTGCATCCAACGGCGCCTCATCGGTTCTCGTCGTGTTGATGAACTCGAGGGATGGCGGAATTTCTTCGTCCGAGTCATCGGATTCTTCTCGATCGGAATGAGACGCGTGGGCATGTGTATGCTCCCGACCGTTGTGTGGAGGTCTTCTTCTATTGGCATGCATAAAGACGACGACGCATATCAGAACGGATACGCCTAGGACCACTGATTCTTCATTCGTCAGAGATCGATTCATAAACGGAAAGTTCATTGGAAGATTTGCCTCAGTTGTCACTGTATTTTTAAAATAAAAGTAAACTGCTATATTTTTTCGAACCAAAAGAACGCACAATCAACTATCATACATCATCAACCATTCCGTCGACAAGCTCTAGCTTTTCACAGTCGTCCACGTGCAACACACGCACGGACGAGTAGTGGATGCTCTCCGTAAGATCTTCGTGACCGAGAGCTTTGTACAACCAGTGATTTAACGACGCAGTATGTCTGAATTTGTGAAAAGAGACGCACCCGTAAATAGACCGGAGAGAGTGGAATGTGATGCGCACATCCGACAAGCGAAGAAAGTCGCGCATGACTTTTTTGGTAATAACGTTTGCCTTTTTGCAGTATTTACGCTGAACTTCTTCCATGGTCATTTTCGAGGTGCAGAGCGCCTTTCTCGTCCGGTCAATCGCCTCTAGAACCTCGTCGACTGGTACCAAGAGCGGTATCTCGTAGGACACTGCAACTCGCTTCTTCAACTGACCGTCGAACTTGCACTGGTAGGTAGCATTTGGTCTCTTTGTAAAGACCCCGGATACTAGCAATTCGCTGAAGCGTCGGCCCGTTACGAGCGCAATGCCAATCAATACTCCAAACGCATCCTCCTGCTGAAGACAGTTTCGTGCGAACTCGATCAATGTATCTGGGCTAGGCACTGTAATACACGTCGTGGACTTCTTGCGCAGAGAATCCCTCCGACGCGTTTTGCTTTCTGCCAGCTCATTCTCGGTAGGTTTGAAATGCGCCATGTAATCGGGTAGCACTTGGACTTGCTTGAGCATACCATTTACAGTTGCGCTGCTGGATGGACATGTGGTTACCACGTGGGCATTAGCGGACCAGGTCCTCGTAAACGCCACTTGGTCGCGAGTGGGCCATGCTGCGTATGATTCAACTTCTTGGCGAATCGTACCGTCATTGCATTCACTATTTTGCAGGACACTCTGAATGCCGTCTCGGAAAGACTCGTGTCGCACATTGGTTGCAATAAAATGCTTCTTTATCTTGCACACGGCAGCTAAATAAGAGTTGGGTGAGCGATATCGATTGCGCACATTTTGCAATATAAGGGATGCATTCTGGGATAGCACAAGTAAGAAGACTTGTCGTTCCGTAAAATCCAGCGTCATTTGCTTATGATACGTATCAATAGTAAAAAAAAATATTGTCAGCATTATGCACGATCACAATGGTATTCAAGACATCACGTCTCATTGTTCTCTCGGAGCAGCCAGGGTACAACCCGAGCTCGAAACCGATAGTAGAGGTACAACGCGTACCTGAACAACCAGTAGAAATAAAGCCCCCAATTGAACCACGAAAAAAACCCGTTCAGATACAAGACCCCGTTCAGGTACAAGAGCCCGTTCCGGTACAAGAGCCCGTTCAGGTACAAGACCCCGTTCAGGTACATGTACAAGAACCCGTTCAGGTACAAGAGCCCGTTCAGGTACAAGAACCCGTTCAGGTACAAGCGCCTGTTTTGGTTGAGATATTAGAGACGCCAAGACCAGAGCCTGTACCAGAGCCTCCACAAGAGCCCGTGGCAGAACCAGTAGCAGAGTCCGTGGTATTATTACAAACGCCAGTACAGGTGGAGACCCAGCAAGTGCATGAAGAGCAAGTCCACCCGTTAAGTCCTGTTCCGACAAGTCCTATTCCGACAAGTCCTATTCCGACAAGTCCTATTCCAACAACAACGGTACGATCACCGATTCGAACGAGATCTCGCATAACAATCAAGCGGCGAACTGCCCGGAGAAAGGTGTAGCGAGTATAATCAATACATTCAAAAAGCAAGATTTCCGTCTTTTTATATTTATATATGTATTATATATAGAAGCAGTCCATTTGACAATGCCGCCCATTGCACATGACTACCAACAGACGGTAATTGATCATATGCAACAAGAAGACGTACGCGGGCTACTCATTTTTTTTGGCGTTGGGACAGGCAAGACGATTACTAGTCTACTCAGCGCACTGCAGTGGATTATCAATCAGCCCGTCAACCTTCGTAGAAACGCTCGCGTACTGGTCATTACTGGCTTGTCCATCGTGGAGCAGTTCAGCAACGAGTTTAAGAAAATTTGCACAACTGACGAGTGTAAAGCACACGAAGATCAATTTAAATTTAAAACACGTCGCAGCGCAGTAACGTACTTGAACGGTAAAACAGACGAAGAATTCAGGAATATGTTTATTATCGTCGACGAATCACAGCACATCAAGAATCCGAAAAGCAAGCTGGCAAGTTTATTAATTGAAAAAAGGCTATTCATCCCCAAAATCATGTTGCTATCCGCTACTCCACTCCAAAATTCAATTGCCGATATCATGACGCCACTAATACTACTGAATCCACGTAAGAACCAGTTACCAATGTCCATCAAGGCATTTAACGAGATTTTTGGCAACGACGGCAGAAAAAGGAGGTCGTATCTGCTGAAATTGCTCAAGAATAAGGTGTCTTACTACAAGAACCCTATAGACGACAAAAATTTTCCAAGACGCGAGGATTTACGCCCGAAAGCCGTATACATGGCCGACGAACCATGTGCCGCGTACGAAAGGCTTATTAAGAAAAACGAGCAAGAGTATGAGCGGACATTTGACGCCGCAACCCGAGAGGAACACGAAGCCTCAGCAAAGGCAATGACTTTTTGGAACGGTCCGAGGAAAATGATGAATTACATGAGTATTAAGGACGCAAATAATAACGATGTAATATACATGCCAAAAATCAAAAAGCTTGTCAAGTATGTGGTCATGCATATGAACGCGAAAGAACGATGTATTGTGTATTCCAGCTTCGTTGACGAACACGGACTCGAGCAGATCCGTTCACAGTTACGGAAGAGCGGCATAAAAAAAGATCGAATCATACTTATTAATGGAAAGGTACCCAAGAACGATCGCCAGACGATCGTCAACAAATATAATGAGAGTAAAAATGGCATCGCGCTCTTGATCAGTAAAGCAGGTGCAGAAGGCCTGGACCTGAAAATGACTGCTAGCATCCATATATTAGAGCCACACTTTCACAACGAACTCATCGAACAGGTGATTGGTAGAGGAATTCGATACAAGTCGCATGTGGACCAAAACGGCGTTCCAATAAAAAATGCTGTGGTAAAAGTCTACACGTACCTAGTATTGAAATGTAAAAAATATAAAGAAGGGGAAGAATCCACCTACAGTACTGTCGACATTCTCATGAAAAACAAGGCCAACGAAAAAGCAAACCTTATTAAACAATTTATCACCGAGTTTATTATACCTTCTTGTATCGAGGGGCCTGAATCGGACGATTCGGATGAATCGGGGTGAATGAATAGCTACACCGATTCGAATTCCGTGACTGCAAGATATTGCCCCGACACGTTGTCGAAATTCTCAATGCAGAGTTTTGCCGGTTCTCCGCCTGATGCGGGGGTGTACCGCACGCGAAACGTACCAAGGTATAAGGCAGAATCGTCTCGTGACCATGAAATAGCTCCGTTCAGCGTGGTCGTCGTCTCTTGCGATCCGCGAATGGTACTGATGACCGTCTTCTCCGGTCGTGTATCCATGCAGTTGAACACACGTTGTTCAGCTGATCCACTGCTCGTGTCATTATAGAGCACGCCCACCGTTACTTTTCCAGAGCCATCATCGTCCTGGTCGTGCGACTCACGAACCGTCTCTGTAGTGTCGGCACTCACTTCGTCATATGCGAAGAAGGAATGGTCGATCTTGGAGTCACTTACGGACAAAATGTTCCCCGTGAGAAAATCACTGGAAAATGCCGACTTGGCCGTCGTGATAAACGCATCATACGCTTGAATAAATTGGGCGTCTGAGTTCATGGTTTATATATTATATATTATACACGCATATATTTAACACATGTCGATGCGCTATTTAGTTCATCTGAAGCAATGATAACACAAGAATGGTTATCAGAAATGCAATTACCAGGAACAAAGTCTTCAACACTACGAGGAGTTCAGCTTCTCTCCTACTGCTTCTCACTGAACTATTATTCAGATCTGGTTCTATTACTGACGGCCTCACTGGACAGACTTCTACTAGCTCAATGTCGTACATAACGTGTACTACATGGGTGAGTTCCGCGTTCTCGACTACAAGGGTGCCAACGGGTAGCTGATTTTCGTCACTCATTCATTCGAGTTAGATGCAGACATCGTTTAATAAAATTACATTCTTTCCACACACTTAACTTCAGTCGTATTCTACTAATTGTACGCGACACATCGGGCACTTGGCACTTGTTTCCTTGATCTTTACATGACAGGTCTCGCATACCACATGGCTGCACTGCAACACCTTCATTTCCATAAAATGCTTCTCATCGAAACAAATGCAGCACTCCTTGAGAGACGAATCGATAATGTCCGACAACGCAACCATGCCCTGATTGACATCCGCCCTCGTTGAGTAGACATGACTCATGTTTAACAGATCGAGGTCCAGAACGTCTCGCCGCAAGAGCTGCTGATCCTTCCTCCACATAGGATCTCTCGTAGCTACAATAACCCGATTCTTAGCCCGACTTACGCTCGTGAAAAGTCCACGAAGACCCGACCACTGGCTAGCGACGATACTCGCAATGGCCACATCGACCTCGCCGCCCTGTGACTTGTACGACGTCATGGCATAGCCCAAGGAAAACACTTCCTCAAAGTCTTTCTTCTGACACGTAAATGGCTCTAGAACGCTGCTTCCCTCCAACATGTTGGACAATCGAAACTCAAAGTCGTTGCTGTGGCCACACTGCTGAATGGACTTGATCCGATACCGGTCCCCATTATAGACGCCGAGATCACTACGATTCCCTTTCGCAATGACAACCGTGTTTTCCTTGAACATGTTCTGTACACCCAGGAGTTTGCGCTGAATATGTGTGTTGTAGTAGTTCACCTCGACATTCACGCTGCAGATCAGCCATGTATCGCACGTTTTGAAAATGGCGCAGAATAGGTCTACCAATTGTGGAGAGACGTCGTACTTGCCCTCCTTCACGCGTTCAGTCACAAGAAACTCCTCGCAAACAAGCGGTTCCACATCAAACGTAAACGTTTTTTGACGCCCAAGTACACACTCGCGCATGCTGACATTGTTCTTGGCCACGACAGAGACGTCTGTACGATGGCTACGCGTAAGCGCGACGTGTGCTATGCGTGGTCGCGCCTCGTTGTCTTCTTCATTCACCAAATTCTTGTGTAACAAAGTGTGGAATACCAAACCACCATCCCCGTCGATAGGAAGCAGCTGGGCAGGATCCCCCACAAGGACAATCCGCTTCAGGTTAGGAAACAGTGCAATGGACGCTTCCATGGACCGCACAAAGAGGTCTAGCTGAACCATCGACGCTTCTTCGAACACGAGTGTTGTAATTTCCTCTGCGTTGTTCTGCAAGTACTCGAAGAAGGCCGTCTTCCAGTCGATGGTCGTTTTACCTTTGGGTTTCCGAAAAGCTCCATGTTCGCTCTCGAGACGCTGTGCAAAGTACAGGAACGTATGGCAGGTCGACACGCACTCGGTAGAGGCTCCTAGATTGACAAGCGCGGCGGACAATACGATGCGTGCCTTGTGCATGAAGGTCAAGACGACGCATGGCTCGTGGGCGAGAAGCCTGGATAGACAAAAAGTCTTTCCACCACCAGGAACACCCGACAAGAGGGTGATGCCACATTGGTATAGTTTCTGGAAGAAGCACTGTTGATCCACTGACAACTTGTGTCCACCAGACTCATACTCCGAAACGTCACGTGTGCAAGAGGATGACACATCCATCATGTCAAATGTGTCAAGGCTCTTCCACAGTCGTTCCTGTAGGTCCCTAATCTCGAAGCGTTTCATACGCAGCATATCCCTCATCGCCTCGACCACCACCACATCATGTTTCAATAAATACTGCAGTCCGAGTGACATGCTCGCCATGGACGCCGGCATGAATAATTTCGACACTGGCTTGGTCTTGCGTTGCATGCCAGTCATGTGCTCGGACATGATATCCACTGCTTCTCGCTGGTGCTTGGGGAGCTTGTCGAAATCAATACCAATGTATCGCAGGTCTTCTTTCTTGAGGCAAATTTTCGTCTTGGGGAAAGCCTTCATGGTGTACACGACAATGTTCTCGTACAGATGTTCCAGGTAATCGGCCACGTTCGGCACATACTCCACTTGACGAAAATAGCGTTGCATCGTGAACGACGCTACCAGGTGTAACAAGATGTCACTATGCCGCTGACCGAATTTTCCGGAATCGTCAGGAGAATCAGAGTCATCGTCATCACAGATAGACATACAGTCATCAACGTCATCCGAGGGGCTGGATGGAAAGACACTTGTCACCCGAAACTTGTCGTACTTCAACCAGCCTTCCATATCGAATTGGTCATTCAGGATAAACTTGGGCATTTCCGGATCCACGTGCCAAATCTGTCCTTGATACATCATATGCTGCTGTCGAGTGAACTTGGCAATCGTCACGTTCGACCCGCGCACCTTCAATGTGCCTGTACTGGCAGCACGCGAGTACTTGCGTTTGCCAGATACCATACCTTGGACTGGCTCACGCTTGGTACGTGTAACAAACGCGTCCATTACTTGTATGTTCTTTGTACCTATCGATACATTTTCTTTTGCCCCCATGCAAACGGTTTCCGTAATAAAAAAAATGTTTGCGCAATGCCAACGAATCAAATGTACAATGAACAATAATAGCATGGATAGCACTGGTAGTATAGTAGACAACGTTTGTGTTAGTTTAGATACACTCCAAACGTTCCTGGACATATCTCCAAACGGAGCCATGGTCGTCGATCACGCGGGATGTATTTGCATGGCGAATGAAATCGCGCACGGGATCTTTCAATACTCCACGGGTGCACTTATCAATGTACAAATAGACAACCTTATACCAGAATCCTTCCGAGCGGCGCACCATGACTATATAGTTAATTATTTGAAGAAACCATACAAGCGCATTGGTCGCATCTTCAATAGCATGACATTCTTTGGGGAAGAGCTCCCAGTCGAAGTGTCTTTATCTTGTGTACAGACTACACAATCGGAGAACTTAATTTTAGCTGTCGTGCGAGAAGTGCGTGAACGAAAACAGATGGAAATGTTTCAGGCGATCATGACTGCTTCTACGGAGTTTATTATCGTCTGTCATCCTATCAATGGTATCGTACATGTCAATAATGCGACATTACACTTCTTGGGCTATGCTCGACACGAGATGCTCATGAAAAACGTGGACGATTTCTTACAAGTGGATGAAGCTAATACCAGTACGATCAGAACTGGAACTCTTAAATCACGCATGCAGGAGCGCATTCCAGTCGATATTGCAACTTGCATGGTGCACATGGACCAAGTGCACCACACAATTCTCAGCATGCGCGATGCACGAGAACGCATCACGCATGAAAAGGCTCTCCTGGACGCAGTGGCAGCAAGAACAAACTTCTTATCCAGCATGTCCCATGAGATACGCAGCCCCCTCCACGGAATCATCGGGTATACCGATCTACTAGCGTCCATCATCCCATTGACGAACGTGCAGAGGAACTACCTGGGATTCATCAACACGTGCTGCAGCTCCATTAAACGACTTGTTGATGACGTGCTCTTATTCTCCAGGCTAAACGTAGGAAAGTTAGACGTATGTCCGGAGGAGTTTGCACTCACAGATCTCACTGTGCCAGCGCGCAACATGGCGAACATCCTCTCCAGAGACTATTCGCTTCAGTACCAGGAGATCGTTTTGATAGACGACAAAACCGTTTTTACAAGCGACTTGGAAAAGATCAAGCAGATTGTCATGAACTTGGTCAATAACGCATTCAAGTTTACACTGGAGGGTGGAGTCACCATCACGTATGGTATCGAGGCGAAGTACTTGACAGTGGATGTTACGGATACTGGTATTGGCATCAGCCCCGAAAAGCAACCTGAGCTATTTGCCATGTTTTCACGCGTCCACGACCACAACAACCACCCGCAGTTTCCAGGAACTGGACTGGGCCTGTCCATCTCCAAAAAGCTAACAGAGTTGTTGGACGGCACATTGACATGTACTAGCGCTGGACAAGGGAAAGGATGTACCTTCTCACTTAAAGTTCCCATGACCGTTGAAATGGAAGCATATAGTACACGTATTGACAACGAGGAGGGTAGCTTACAGAGATGTTCCAATCCAGACAATGGTGTCCTTGTAGTAGAGGACAATTACATCAACCTCATGATCGTGGAGAGAATGTTGGAGCAACTTGGGGTTACGTACGATACAGCCAGGAACGGACAGGAAGTGGTAGATATCATAGAACGAGGAGAAACGTACAGTATAATATTCATGGACTACATCATGCCCGTTCTCGATGGTGTAGAAACCACCAAGATTCTCCGTGCGCGTGGGTACGACAAGCCTATCGTAGCCATGTCCGCAAGCGCCTTTAACACCGAAGTGCATGATTTTTACGCAGCGGGCATGAATGATGCGTTGCTAAAGCCCTTTCGCATCGACGACCTGCGCGAAATGATCGAGAAGTGGATATGAAGATACTGAATATAATGTCCAATTTAAAATGTGCAACTTGCACTAACGGACAAGTCATGAAAAGGTATTGGGCTCGCATTATTAGCGGGTACAAAACGCTAGAAGACGGTCTTCATGTGATTGTACATGAGAACTCTTCCTCTGATATTATCCTTCCGTTTCCACCTACTGATGTGCAGAAATACTCGTACGCAAATTCAGGTCGATTCTTCATTATAGGATGCGGCCTTCTCTCTTGCATTCCACTGTGTATTGGCCTATGGTTGTTCACCAGTGTCGAGGTATTCTATATTCCCATGACGATTCTTGTGACTATGTACCTTCTTACAAGCTACCTGGTGGTGTCCATCCATGGTCGCGACTTTTGCCTCGAACATCATAATGAGATTAAATTCCAGAACATGTGCTTTCAACCACATATTGACGTGTATTTGCCATGTTGCGGGGAGCCGATTGGTGTCCTGGAAAATACGTACAAACACGTGAGCAACCTCGACTGGCCGGCGCATTTGCTCAACGTGTACGTCCTCGATGACGGACCGAGGCCACATACGGTACAAGCATTGACACAAGAGTTTGGTTTCCATTACATGCGTCGCGAAGATGTGGGCGTCATGAAAAAAGCTGGTAACCTGAGGCACGCATTCTCGCGCACATCGGGCGACTTCATCCTGATTCTGGATGCAGACTTTGTGCCTCGAACGGACTTTCTTCAGGAGACCGTCCCGTATATGAAGGCATATGATGACGTGGCCATCTTGCAGACGCCGCAGTATTTCCAGGTACTGGACAACCAGCGATGGATCGAGCGCGCAGCAGGTAGCATTCAAGAACTCTTTTACCGATTTGTGCAGCAGAACCGCCAACGATTTGACGCTTCGATATGTGTCGGCTCCTGCGCGCTCTATCGGAGAACAGCCCTGCAACCCTTTGGGGGAACGGCGCTTGTTTCGGCGAGCGAAGATGTGTATACGGGGTTCCGGGTGACAAACGCCGGATCCCGCGTCTACTATATACCCGTCATCCTATCCATGGGCGTATGTCCAGACGAAGCCAAGTCCTTCTTCAACCAGCAGTACCGATGGTCTCTTGGGAGCATGACGCTCCTATCCAGCGCGGAGTTCTGGATGTCGAACCTGACCAAGATGCAAAAAACCTGCTACATGACCGGTGGGTTGTATTACGTCGCCACGGCGCTGTCCGTGCTGTCCACTGCATTACCAAGTATATTCTTAGCGTTATTGCGCCCTGCATTAGTCTATTGGTTCAACGTCATCTACGCGATTCCAAGCACGCTATTTCCGTACATTGCCATGCGCGTCTGGAATACGCAACCGTACGACCTCGCAAGCATTCGGGTGCGCAACGTCCAGTACATTGCCCACCTTGCGGCCCTCTTCGACAAGGTGTCTGGCACCCATATGTTGTGGGTGCCGACTGGTTCGGCCGGCATGAAGAAGAAGAATACCAGATACAATAACTGCATGGCGCTCCTGCTCCTCGTTACCATTGTGGAACTCAACGTGCTCTATTGCCTCTCGGTCTGGCGGATCGATCAGGGATATCATTTTGTCAACTTTTTACCGAGTTTGTTCCTCGAAACATTCAATGCTTGCATTATCTTCCAAGTATTTTTTATGAATGAATGAGTTGTAGAACATGTCTGAAAAGTGGTAAACATCAATAAAGTTAATGAACTGTGCTTGCTACGTGTAGCAGAGCCATACCGTCTCCCGAACCCTGGACATCCTCCTTTTCCGCCAATGCGATTAAGTTTCCGTCACTGAATGCGATGGACTCTAGTTCGTCTCGAGTCCATTTGAGCGCCATTTTGTGAAGCATAGTTCGTTTTATACCCTATCATCATTCGTCCTTGTCACTAACGAGATCGTTTGCATTGGCCCCGAAAAAATATTCAAAGTAGGTAGACATCAATTCTTGTAATTCTTGTATTGACATGGATTTAAATCAGATTCTACCAGCGAAGAGGAAAAGGGAGGAGGAGGTTACGCGGTTACAGAGACTATGTGTGAGAAATGAAGAGAAAGCAACATTCATTCCATTTCATCCTCTTCCAGGTCGCCCTCTTATCGTTCTCGGACTCTATCCTGCGGCGAAGGCAATGGAGAGAAAAGTAAGTATGACAGAACGAGAAATGTTAAAACTGCTGGATGGCCACGAGACGGTGTCGTGGATCGACCTTATCCAATTCAGCTCGGATACTACCAACGCCGTTATTGATCAATGTACAATTTTGGGCCTCGTGGACGAAGAGGAGGTCATCCAACACTACTTCGACAGATTCGAACAACAGCTGATCATCTTCGAGAGTCATATGCCGTGTGTCTACATTGCTGGTAGGACATGTCAGATTGCATTTGAGAGAATGGTTGACCTAAAGCTAGTGACTCGAGAAGAAGAGCTTACAGACGACATTAGCATATGTTCATCGATCGAGGATCGGAGGTTTTTGGTGTTGGAAGGCCATCCGCATCCATCGTGGAATCTAGTAAGAGGAAGAGAAGAAGAATCACGTCGCATTTTTGTAGAGACTATGCGCACGCTGAATGCCATGTGGAAATTTTCAGTGGAGACAGACTTATCCAAAGAGGCGTTGCTGAGGGCATTGGAAGCTGAAAATGGTGATCAGAAGGAGATTATCGAAGGTCGTGTGTATTTGTCGCGAATGTTGTACGGTGACAATGCCACTGGACGTTTTAGTAGGGAACATGTACACCTCCGTAACGTTCGCGCACATTTACCAGAAGTGAGAATACTCCTTGAGAAGTGGGAATCCAGAGGGCGAAGAAGCTTTGTATCTGTACTTATGTCTGGAGCTATGTATCTAGACCTTCCGGCATATGATGAAGTATTAGAAGGACTGTTTTCTTCATTGGGCCCAAAGGACTTTTCCACGGTGATATGCGACTCGGTAGCGGCGAGACTGTTGGACGACACTTTTTTTACGCGATTCACGGAGCTGCGAGAGACATTAGGTCCAAAGGACTTTTCCACGGTAATGTGTGGATCGGTAGCATCGAGACTGTTGGACGACATCTTTTTTACAAGATTTACGGAGCTACGAGAGACACTGGGTCCAAAGGAGTTTGCTACAGTAATGTGCGGATCGGTAGCGGTGAGACTGTTGGACGACACCTTTTTTACGAGATTCACGGAGCTTCGAGAGACATTAGGTCTAAAGCATTTTGCTACAGTAATGTGCGACTCGGTAGCGGCGAGACTGTTGGACGACACCTTTTTCACACGGTTTATGGAGCTGCGAGTGACATTAGGTCCAACTCACTTTTCCACGGTGATATGCGACTCGGTAGCGGCGAGACTGTTGGACGACACCTTTTTCGCACGGTTTATGGAGCTTCGAGAGACATTGGATCCAACTCATTTTGCTACAGTAATGTGTGGATCGGTAGCGGTGAGACTGTTGGACGACACTTTTTTCACAAGATTCACGGAGCTACGAGAGACATTAGGTCCAAAGGAGTTTGCTACAGTGATGTGTAGTGGAGTTGCATCGAGACTGTTGGACGACACGTTTTTCACAAGATTCACGGAGCTACGAGAGACATTAGGTCCAAAGCATTTTGCTACAGTAATGTGCGACTCGGTTGCATCGAGACTGTTGGACGACACCTTTTTTACAAGATTCACGGAGCTACGAGAGACACTGGGTCCAAAGGAGTTTGCTACAGTAATGTGCGGATCGGTTGCATCGAGACTGTTGGACGACACCTTTTTCACACGGTTTACGGAGCTTCGAGAGACATTAGGTCTAAAGCATTTTGCTACAGTAATGTGCGGATCGGTAGCGGCGAGATTGTTGGACGATACCTTTTTCACATGGTTTACGGAGCTGCGAGTGACATTAGGCCCAAATGTATTTGCTACAGTGATGTGTGGTGGAGTTGCATCGAGACTGTTGGACGACACCTTTTTCACAAGATTCACGGAGGTGCGAGAGACATTAGGTCCAAAGGAGTTTGCTACAGTAATGTGTGGATCGGTAGCGGCGAGACTGTTGGACGACACCTTTTTTACAAGATTTATGGAGCTACGAGAGACACTGGGTCCAAAGGAGTTTGCTACAGTAATGTGTGGTGGAGTTGCATCGAGACTGTTGGACGACATCTTTCTTACACGGTTTATGGAGCTGCGGGATACATTGGGTCCAACTCATTTTGCTACCGTGATGTATGACGGCGTCGCGGTGAGACTGTTGGACAATACCTTTTTCACAAGATTCATGGATCTACGAGAGACACTGGGTCCAAAGGAATTTGCTACAGTGATGTGCGACTCGGTTGCATCGAGACTGTTGGACGACACGTTTTTCACAAGATTCACGGAGGTGCGAGAGACATTAGGTCCAAAGGAGTTTGCTACAGTGATGTGCAACTCGGTTGCATCGAGACTGTTGGACGACACATTTTTCACGCGATTCACGGAGGTGCGAGGGACATTAGGTCCAAATGAGTTTGCTACAGTGATGTGCAACTCGGTTGCATCGAGACTGTCGGACGACACCTTTTTCACAAGATTCATGGAGCTGCGAGGGACATTAGGTCCAAAGCATTTTGCGACGGTGATGTGTGGTGGAGTTGCGGCGAGACTATTGGACGACACCTTTTTCACAAGGTTTACGGAGCTGCGAGACAGATTAGGTCCAAATCATTTTGCGACGGTGATGTGTAGTGGAGTTGCATCGAGACTGTTGGACGACATCTTTTTCCCGCGATTTACGGAGCTGCGAGAGACATTAGGTCCAAAACTCTTTGCGACGGTAATGTGTGGTGGAGTTGCATCGAGACTGTTGGACAACACTTTCTTCACACGGTTTACGGAGCTGCGAGTGACCGTAGGTCCAAAGGAGTTTGCTACAGTGATGTGCGGTGGAGTTGCATCGAGACTGTTGGACAACACCTTCTTCACAAGGCTTATGGAGCTGCGAGAGACATTAGGTCCAAATCATTTTGCGACGGTGATGTGCAGTGGAGTTGCATCGAGACTGTTGGACAACACCTTCTTCACAAGGTTTACGGAGATGCGAGAGACATTAGGTCCAAAGCATTTTGCGACGGTGATGTGTGGTGGAGTAGCATCGAGACTGCTGGATAACGCATTTATAGACAAGTTCCACGAGTGGAGAAGAGTATTGGGAGACGAGAACTTTCCTTCATTTATATGTGGGGTCGCAAGTAGACTGTGTAATAAGGATTTTGACACAGAGGCTAAGAAATGGTTGGCATTGTTGGGATCTAAGAACTTCTCCCGGATTTTCGCGATCGGTGGATTTGTGAATCGAATCGTGAGACCAGAGTGGGCATCGATGCTGGAACGGGTGTACGTCAGAGAACAGGATGGTCTATACACTTTCTTGCGTCGAAACCAGGGTAAAAAACTGGACAGTATTTAGCGTAACTTTTCACTTTCTTTCTTTCAAGTGTTTTTTTATGAATGAACAACTGCAACATGTCAGAAAAAATATTGTTGGTAAATAATAAAGTTCCATGGCGGTATTAAAGTACAAGCGGTTCAAGTACACATATGTAGTAGACGATGATAGTGAGGATGAGTTTGAGTATGAGTATCCACGTCTTGTAGACTGCTACACGCGCTCAATGGCCATGACGTTAGACCAATGCTTCAAAACCTCCATGGGTGGCAAACGACTTTACTTTATTACACCCATTATATACTTCATATCATCCACGGCAAATGAAGATGACGACTTTTGCAAAGTACTGGGATATAACTCCAATGCTCTCTCCTACGTTGTGCTGTCCAATGGGTTGATACATGTCAAAGTCGTAGACGATGATGGAGTGATAGAGATTCCAAAGCAGAAGAAAGAAGCGTTGCAGGCCTTTTATACTCTCATCGAAAGAACTCCCGCCACGATGGACGTGAGCATCACTCTAAAAGATAAGTCAATTATTAAGAAGACGGTACATTACAATGGGCATGACGATCCTAAAAACGTTCAGGAAACCTGCAACGATTTTTTCAAGAAAGCTCATCCAACCGCCATTGAAACTGCACAAAAAAACCAGATTTACGTTGCCAACATGTATTTGGAACCGAACACTGCGATTGGTGCTCTCTCTGCAGAAGAAGGGACCTTTTCAGGTGAATTGCTGGTACGTGAGGGTACACATGTATACAAACTCCACAAGACATTGAAAATGCTAACCGAACTGATGAAACTCACACGAGCAGAGAAAAATTACATTCACATCATGTTATTTGGCCCGAAACCTACGAAAATGAGCAGGGCAACAGCCGCAACAGCAGATCCTGCGCCAAGCAAGTCGCCGTCGCCTGGAGCTCGCAATATTGCACATCAAAGGGTTGAGTACGGCTATCATTTCTCGGCTGGGGGAAAGTCACAGTACACTACCAAATACGTTGAGGTGTACACATTGACCATGCCTAAAGATCCGGCACAAACTATCAACGATCTGTTTCTTCCGTACAACGATTACACGAAGAACGACGCGCCCTCAAGAGTGTATATCATCACACCATCCAACAAGTCAGATCGAAAGTTGCTAGGGAAGTTACATCTGTCACCGAATGTCAAAGCCATTGCATTGATAAACAATAAACTGTTCCATGTAGATGAAAATAGTAATGTTGTTCAGTACGAGAATACGAATACTAAAGTACTCAAAATGATAAAGGACATGATCACAACAGAAATCGTCGCGAACAACGTAGTTATTGATGATACAAATTATAAAGTGATTATATCATCAGGAGACTCGTGTCACACAGATGGCATAAGCCTACCGGAGGACACATTATTCTTTCGCCTAGTAAATACAAAGGTAGACTCACTTCCAGGTATCGCGGACTGGGGAGAAGGTTCTTTTTGTAATGGAGATTATTTTATATTAGCCAAGGCTAAGTCGGGTATATATGCCTTATCGGAGAATGATGATATTGCGTACGGGAAGGTGGAAGAGGGTGAGGTCTCACCCGAAGACTTTGACAATGATATTATACGCGTCAGCTCAGAAGAGTTTGCTTGTATTGAAGTCATTCTCTTTTCGATTCCAGCAGGTTACACCACAGGTAGCCCTCCTCCAGCCAATCGGTCACCCACCCCGAACGTCAACTTCCAACAGAATATTGCGTCATCCGAATTATGGACGAATCTGACAGTCAAAGAGCTACCGCATGAAGCCGCGGACGTGAAGACTTACACGGCTAAAGACATGGACAGTGTAGACCCATGGTTGAAACGTTGCACAGAGGTCTGTGCACCGTGGCACCTGGGCTTCATGTGCGAGCCTGATAAGAAGGAGCGGCAAAATCATACCATTGTGAAGGAGGAGGACGTGCTGCCCGTGCTTTCCTATGCACTGTCGAAGAACAAGACGCTAAAGGTCAAGGAGACCGTGGGAAGTAAACTCGGAGACAAGACCCACGCGTTCTTCCGACACGCCAAGACGTGCTACGAGGGCGACGAGTGTCTCTATCGACCGGTGCTCGCCAAGAAGGGCGCGAATGACAAGTCGGCCACAGTGCTGAACGACCCCTGCAAGATTCTGAATACGCTGGTGGATACGTTAAAGTAAAATTTTTGTAACTGCGCTCAGGCCGCGCGGGCCGTGGGGCGGTTGCTGAATTTATTGTCAGGATATATTATTGCATTCTTCTTGGATTTAGTAAATCGTAGTACGCATCTTTTTCGTCCGCATGTAAACGCGTTTGTAATAGACACAATGTAGTTAAGACATTTGTCGGAGTAATTGTGTCTCTTACTTGTCTGTGAAACTCACCAAGTCTTGGCTCCTTTCGCAACTTTTCAAGATCATCCGCATTACCGCTTAATTGTGGGAACCGTTTGAATAGATTCAGATAGTACAAGATAACAGATGTCTTTTTTACTACAGACCCGACCTCGTCCGCGCCAATTGCGCCTCCTCCGTATGCATCACGTAACACATCACACAAATAGCGTCTCATTGCAATTTCGCCAATACGCATAGTAGCATTCTGTCGCAACATCGAAATGGCCAATGATATGGATAGATAGGTATCTTTGTCGAATTCCGTTGCAAGTTCCACTAAATACTCTTCTGTTATATGAAGTGGTTCAACATCTTCAATACTCTTCCCATCTTGAAAGACGCGAATGATACTCGAAATGATGTGCATGTAAACGGGCAAATTGCGCTGTTTCAGTAGGTTGAAGAAGTGTGGTACCGGGATCTCGAACATACGATTATTATCGACTACTGGAGGTGGATTGACTACTGGGGGCGCCTGATCAACCGCATTATTCATACGCTGTAACAGTTCTTCCAATTGGCGAATCATGTTATTTACATTTGCAACCTCAATCGCGGGTCTTTCTGGATTCCGATGGTGTCCCCCCTGGCCTCTCCTAAGCATCGCACATAAATTTGTCACAAACCTTTTGAGGATATTCAATGGTAGGGATATGATCATGCTTAAAATACCATACGTCGTTACGTTGGTAAGAAACAACAGCATCATAATAGCGACTATTGTACCCGTGGTATCACTATTGTTTGCCGCACGCGCACCTGCTGCATCACTAGCATCCATTTTACGTTTCGATGCAGACGAAATCGCTTTAAGCAAAGCGGTCATTGATTCCTTCTTCTTCGAAGCCCAGTCTAATGTTGGGATATACGTTGAATATTCGTTTCCCCAATTACGAAAAATTTCAAAAATTTCAAACAAATCAGCCATTGTAAATCCTGCAAGATGTTTTGCACATTGTTTATACTCTTCTGGGGGTGGGTCAATTACCTGCTTGTCTACAAACGGGGGTCTATAGGCCATCAATAGACCAGGCAAGCCATCTCGTGTTTGTTTCGGATTAACTCCCCAACTTTTCCATACGTTAAACAGAGACCAAGAAGACCAGTCAAGTGCGAGTCCCTTAGCAATTTTTTGAATGTATTCATCGTCAAATCCTGCAGTACATAGGAGTGCCATTTTTTGTCGCGCATCAGCTTCTGTTATATCACCACTTTTTACATCGTCTACTATACTACCAACAGTATTGACACCGTCTGAATTTGTCTTTAAAGCGTTTCTAAATAAATTTTCATGCAATGTGTGCACAGTTAAATTTGTATTCTCAAAGAGCACATCGCGAATGTCAGTCATATTGCCGTCTTTGTTTTCATCTACGATCTTAAAAACTTCCCAAGAGGTCTTTTTTGCCAGGTTTTCTACTGCCGATAGTGTAGAATTTATCGTTTCTACATCAGAATCGATCCCAACCAGAAATTTGTAACTCATTTCCTTCACATTTCCCCCCTCAAAGAATATTTCGCGTATACATGTTCGCAATCCATGTATAAATGGACGCGCAGCGACTATCACTTCTTTTACAATTGGTGTTGTTGAATTATATTCGGTAAGTCCAGGTTGTATGTTCTCGGTAGGAGAAATAAGAGGTACTGAGCTAAATGGAAATAGAGGATCTGTCTGCTCAGCCAAATGTGGAAGCGATGTGAAAATGTCGCGGGATTCAGTATCCTTGGTAAACCAATAGAGGATCATATCCCGAAATATACCGACATCGGGGGAATCTCCAAGTACAAGTACCTCTATACCACCGATTTTAACGATTTTACGAGTCTTTTCCATTGCATGCATTACATCCGCACAGCCGCTGATATTCGCCGCTATTCTTAATAAATACTGGTTCATATCTTCGGACTTCTTTTTAAAGTCTTTCCACGTACGCCCAGCTCCATCCATATCATTTACAATGTCTGTAATATGAAATAGTTTGTCAAAATCTACATCTGTCGTTTGACCTACTAGAGTTCCCCATCTTACGTCATAATGAGTAAAACCATCCAGCGGAAACGTATCATTTTCAGTTATTTCCATTTTACATTCTTCCAACAATGCATGTATTGTTAACTCTCTGACCATGTGTCTCTCATCTGGAACAAACGCTGTTCTGCTGTACATTCTTAACTTCTTAAGTATGCTGTCGTATTCTGGTGGCAACGGTTTCACCAACAAAATGCTTTGTCCCTTAGGAGCAGGATCAACGGTACCTGCTTTAAAAATCGACGATACTGATTCTCCTGTAGAACGATGAGACATCGTTGTTATGTTACTAGTATCCGTAGTGAAGGGGATTGATTGGACTGCTTGTTTTCCCAAGACAACACTTCCCCGGGATTGCTTATCCTGAATGAACTTCCATAAAAATACTGAAAGAAGTACCGCATGAATGTTGTATACCAAACGCGGAGGTGATTGGTATTTCAGTAAAAAACTCACCAATTGTTCCTCTGGAACCTTCATTTTGCGATCTATGCCAAACTTAATACAAAATTCTTCCCAATAATCGTAAGTAAAATACACTGTATACATAATCGTACAATATCCAAACATAATGGTATCATCGTCACGGGGCTCCAGCGTGGATATTACTTCATTTGATGGAATAAGTTTAACAATAAAGGTATACACATCACTCACATTACTACGGTTGATAGAACGCATAACGCACTTTGAGTAAATGCAATATTTTATTTTCAAAAATCGGTTATTAATTGTTTAGTATCCATGCATTCCACAACACCTCGATAATATTTCGACGCGCACGTATTCCACTTGAAATGACTCTTCTTAGATTTAGTTCGTCTAATTGTCGCATGCGGTATATGGGATTATCAATGCCCTCGCGCCGTATGGTGTCAAATTGTTCAATAAATTCATAGAACGAATCAACTGCATCGGAATGTTCAATATATTCATGTACTTGAATTACAACAACATGTGGGTCCGAGTATGGATGTAATGCATCAAGTAACCTTATTCCAATATAAAACTTCGTCATGGGGGTCCAATTTTGCGTCCAATATACAGTATGATGATACCCTTGGAGTACACTATCACGTATACGATCTCTTAATTCTATGGACACACGGGTATTACGTTCAGCAACCAGGCCAATGTCATCCAGCATTATATAGAAGTCCATTGGACTTATTCGAATGTTCTGATTATTACTAAGGTCGTATGTAAAAGGTGTTACAATCTTCAGATTACGAAAACACCTGATGATGTCGTTCCGTCTCTTATCTGGATTCAATACGTCCTGCGGATCGAGATGTTGATGTTCGTTTCTCATGTACGTGAGAAAAGCACATGTTACCAGCGTCATAATAATAGTCACCACAATTGTTCCGACATTATCCATGATAGAGATGGTGGACGAATCAACGTCTACTGCCTTCCAAGTGTTTCCAGTCTTTAATGCATCTGATCTCACTGCAGGTCGATTTGGTCCCTTTTCGTACCAATTGCTCACTATCAACTTTAAAGCATCGTACTTGTATACATTACTTCGTATCTTTGGATTGTCAAAAAGGTTGGTCAGATTAACGCCTTTTATATCATTCAATGTAAAACCTCGTCCACCTAGTGACTTGATTAACAAGTCCAGTGCTTTCATTGTAAACTCAACGCCAAGGTCATTAACGTCTTCTATAATCGGCATTATTTGATCATAAAATGAAGACGGTATCGGAGTGTTCTTATTATTGTAGTGACGTACAAGCTGTTTTACATACTTCAACAAAAATATGCCATCTTCATCCAAATCTAGTAAAAAAAACTTGATATATCTAGAAACTTCTTTACTGTCCAGCGTACTGTCGATAGAATGTATGATTAGTTCCAATAATTGATCTTTACTTGTTATGTCAAATTCAGGGATGTCTTTTGGTCTACTAAATCCGTATGTTGTTAGAAGCTTGTCCGACAGAATCGTTAATAACTCGTTTAATAGATTGGGGTTTGAAAAATCGGTTGTAATCGTTCCAGCCGCAATCAATTCAATAAGTATCTTACGAGCTTCCGTTATTATGTCACAAGATTTAATGCCGTGAGTATACATACACACAAATAACGTACCTGACAATTTAAATACGCTATCATTTACCCCCTTCTTCCATGAGTCAATCGATGTTCTCAGGGCGGCGTTCATGGATCCGGTAACATCGGATAGATCCAAATCCATATCTTCTGTTACCGTAACAGCTTTTACTGTATCATCGTTATAACTTACATAATAAGCGTCAACATCGTATTGTACATACATCTCTTGATATCGAAAGAAATTTTGGACCGCTTCTGATCGGCTACATATGTTCATTGCAAATTGGGGTGTCAATGGTTGTTTGGTATCAAGATAACATACACCACCTTCCCAATTTACCATTGCGAAGTCTTCAATATGATGATGGGTCCATAAATTCCCTGATTCGTATGCAAATAGTCGTATCAAATTTTCTTTGATTGTCTTCACTGTTAGATATATAGGAGTGTCGCCAGGATCTTTACAATTGTTCATTGCAAATGTGTATAGTCTGTGCCATTGCTCCCGTGAAAGTGCCCTCACGCTCTTATTATTAATCATACTATCCCCTTCTGTCATAATGCGTTTGATCATTGCACGTGCCTGTGGTTCAGTAAGTGGCCTGTCATCTTCTGTGATACAAATGGAATTGAACATGGCTGCTACACGGGCGTATTCTTCAGTCTCCACTAAGGACCCTGATGTAGCTTCGCAATACTGTTCGATACGATGGTCATCCAATGCTAACATGTTTACGCCAGTTGCAATGGCTGGCTGCAGGAATAATCCAAGGGTCATTCCTAGCAGTGCAAATGGCGGACGTCTCGTTCTTGCACTACTCTGAATCTGCCCCGACCCCCCTGTCGCCCACGCTACCTGTCTATGTGGCTTAAATCCGACCACGTTCTCTGCTAGAACTGCTGCGGGCTTCTCAGGAATTTTAGCAGGGTGTAATTGTGGTGGTGGATTCGTAATGTACGTTGTAATCTTCTGCTCCAGTGACGCTATGTTTTGTACACCAATCTCTTGCATAGCGATTGGGTAGGACTGGTACAAGAGGTATTCCCATAATACCGTAAATCTCACCGAGGGAATGTGCATGCAGTGCGACGACCGTTTCGAAGCCAGAAACAAGTCGTACGCCGGAAACTCGGTGGGAATCCCCGGAGTACCAAGCGCACATACCTCTTCTTCCCAGCTCTCCCGGAACCGGCTGATGAGCTCGTTCACTCTTACGTCTTCCAAATTGGGCACGTCGTCGCCAAAGACCTTGGTGTTCGCAGAATGCAGCTCGCCGGTGATGCGCAAGATCGTCTTGTACGACTTGACGTACAAGCCGAGGATATATGCAGACGTGACGTGGATGTATTCACTGTACTCCTTGTGCTCGTCGCGGAGACTTTGCAAATACGTAAAGAAGGAGTCGTGGGGGGGAAGGAATGGTAGGATGGAGTCCAATTCATTCGACATTCTTCCTTTGGGTTGTAGACAATAAAAAAAATGCAATATGTGTAGGAGTAGAGTATCAAAAGAAATAAATCAAAAGAAATAATCGATGGTAGTAGTATCAAAAGAAATAAATAAAAAAAATTACTCAAATTACTGTATAAGCTTCTTCAGGTTCACATTCTTCACTGTCAGGACGTGCCCTACATTCTTCACCGTCACGGTGCATGTCGATATCAGCTTCTTTAAGCGCTTTGCCTCTGCCACCGAGGGCACGATCTGGTCCCGGCGCCCGGCGACAATATGCGTCGGAGGCACTTTCGAGTAGTCCACTGTCTCCAACCTTTCTAGTCCAGGGTATACTATGGCTTCCATTCGCCGGAGTATGTCACCCCGCGTGGTCGTGATCATGTTCGTGATGATGAAGAATAGGCATGAGATGATGGAGACGTGCTTGTCTGCATGGAGCTTGATGACGTGCTCGACGACGCCAAACATGTCCTTGACCGTAGCTTCTTTCGCGAAAATCGTGTTGAGAACAAGCTTGTAGAAGTCAGTCTCTGACAAGAGTGCATTCACCACCGTCGCATATGGTTTGGTTGTGGCCGGGTTCATTAGAATGACTTTGCGGACGTTGCTAATGTCATTGACGTTTGTGAGTGCAATGGTCGCGCCAAATGATTCACCGATCAATATCCAGTTTGGAGTGTCAATGGAGTTCATGTACTCAACGACGCATCGAAAATCATCAAATGCTACATGCTCAATTCCCCTGTTTCCGACAACCAGCGTGTGGAGGTCGTACTCGTCGTTGAGACTGAATATATGTTGGTAGACGCCCAGTCCGGTAAGATCCAGTCCAGGTATGTAAAAAACATCACCAACTTTTTCGCCGAGCGTATGGTTGGATCGCGCAAACGTTATGTCACTGTCGATGACATAGCTGGAATTGTAAAAGGGCTCTGGTAAATCTAATAGGCTCCTCCGACTTCCTGAAAGCACGGTCGACGGCGGTGGACGACTGTAGTAAATATGCAAAGACGTCGGATACCATTGTGGAACGAAGGACACGCTCACTCTTGCACAGCACAGCGCGACAAGTAAAATCAGCTTGTGTATGACCATCTTGTTTATTTAGAACACAACATTTTTTAGGTCTGTGCTTCGCCGCAATGCCTTTTTCGTACATCGTCCACCACATCACCGCATATGCCCATGATTGTCTTTAGCGACAAGCCCTGTAGGTAGTCCGCACAATATCCTCGAATGCCCATGGCTTCTGCTTCCTTTATATGAAATTCCAAATTGTCAAAGAATACGGCGTCCGACGGTGCATATCCGGACAGTAAGAGAATACCTTCAAGATGAGGCCGCTTGCTCACATGGTCGAACCCAAAAATCAGATTGGGCGTGAAGAACGTGTCGAGTCCCGTTGCCTTTAAAATCTCATACGCACAGTCTTCATGACTAGCAAGTGCCACATCGTGGTTGTTGAATCGGAGGTACATAAGGATAGCCATCGTTTCCTCGAACACGCGGCGAACCTTCCCGTCCTCGAGGACCAGTAACGTGTCGTCGCACCCAAAGATAAATAACATTTACTGTCTGCAACAAAAGATTTGTATCTAAAGGGTTCTGGCCAGAACTCTCAGTATTTTTTGATCCACTCTCGTCCTTCCAATGTATGCCAAAACGTGACAGTCAATTTCAGCTCCGGACCAGACAAGCATCTGGCACACGTCTACATAGCCATGCTTCATGGCGGCCAATAAGGGCGATGTACTTTCACCATTGCCCCCTAAGTTCGCATTCGCGCCTCCCGCTAAAAGTCGCCCGATCATAGCATCGGCGCAACATGCCGAATTGCAGCCAATGAATAGCGCTGTTTCGCACTTGATATTAACTCTGTTCACAACAGCGCCTCTCACGAGAAGAATGTCTGCAGCCACAATGCAATTCATCCGTACGGCGTACATCAACGCCGTGTGTCCATCTTCATCTTGGAGTTCCAAGTTTGCCCCTGCATCAATAAGTATGCGAACCATGGTACCAACGACCTCGTTCTTAATTGGATACATTGATACTGCCATGAGTGCAGTGCGGCCAGAGGCGTTCGCATCGTTCGCGTTTACCCCGATGGATAATAAAGCCCCGAGCATCTCGACACGACCATGCTTTACGGCTGTCATCAGAGGGTTGTGATCCGTACGACGACTGAAGTTACTGCATCCACCGATTGGGTCCCAATCCGGCTCCGTTGGTTGAAGACGACGTAGAAGATACAGCGCGTCTACCAGTGTATCCTCGTATACAGATACTACCAATGCGGCACACAAAACGTCATCTGATTTTCCCATGTATCGTAGTCGAAGAGCAGACAGTACGTCGGGATGTAGAGATGCTCGAATGATGCTGATATATGCATCCATTTTTATTGTCCGTTTTTAACTATGTAGAGTGAATGTGAAGTTGCCATTATAAATCTGGGCAAAGAACGTTCCGTTGTACACATTGTTTTCATGGAGAACGTTCTGCTGACGTACAATTTGTTCTATTTGGTATCTATTCATTTCGTCAGACATCGATTGATATCGTCTTGGCGCAGCTTGATTATCAACAGACGCTTGTACATGGACGCCTTCCGATCCGCGATATGTCGTTGTATCTTCACAATCGCCTTTACGTGACGCTCCCGCAGCATCGTGGGGTCCGGAAAATTGATCGAGCGCATCATTGACTCTGCAAAGCTCGCCCCGTGTGTGACTAGCAGGAAAATGATTTGCCTGCGGAACTTGCGCTGTCGATGGTAGCTGTCTCCAACAATTTTCTGATTGCATACGCGTAATATCGGAGAGAGTCCATTCGCTTCCGCCGGTTTGCAACCTGTAACTAGCAGACGTGTCAATAAATCCACCGCGGCGTCAGAGTAATGTCGCACGTAGCACAGTTTCATGACCGCATTCTCCCCTTTGTCACACGTCGCCCGAATATCTACACCCGGCTCGTCCATTATGCGATGTATAATGTCAAACGTGCAGCTAATGTTTACATTGAAGCATGCCATTAAAAGTAATGTATTCCCCTTGTAATATCGTTTGTTTACGTCATTCGTAAATAAAAAGCTTTCCAGTGCCGCCATGGAGGTTAGCGCGCCCGCAGGGGGCATGAACGTTGTCACACATATAGCAATACTTTAATCATCGAAAGACTTACCTTCATCGTCCGACAGTATGAGCCAGGCCGCACTTGTAACAATACGTGGTCATCCCTTCGTATGGACAGTCAATGTAGAGTCGACACTGTGCCCAATTGTGTTCACATTTGCGAAGCAAGGCCTTATCGATACTCTTTAAGTGTCTTTCGATTCTCGATAACTCTTGTTGCAGACTTGCGCGAGACTCCTCCAACTGTTCCTTTTCGAGTTTCAGTGCAGCCACTTCCGATTCAGAAGACATTGCTGTTGTTATGTGACAGACAGGCGTATTGGTTGTTACAATGCAAACTGTACGCACTTGAGAAAAAGTAAAACTACGCCAACTGTTTCAACTGATTCAACGCCGACTTTGCTTGGGTGAGGCTTTCCAAACTGTCGAGCATTTTCATGACGTTCTCCCAACCTATCTTTTTGATCATGTCTTCGACAAAGTTCACCATTAGAAACTTAAGAGAACTCGTACGAGAGTCCACTGGAATTGAGCCAGATTTCTAACCGTGAATGTTTAGACCTACTAACTATCTAATCAGAATCTGCTTCTTGGTGAA